TCACGGCGGCGGTCGCGGACTCATGATGATTAGGCCTGGCAGCCCGCTCGCGTCTCGCACAGGGCGTTTCTCCGGCGGGAAGTGGCCGCCAGGGTCGTTAATCCAAACGCGGGCAATCCCGACTCGCTCCGCATAAGCGAGCGCTTGAAGAAGGGCGTCGGCGGCCGACAACGGTCGCGGAAAAGCCTCGGGATCGGGCGTCGCGCCGAATGTGCTGACGCTGACCGTGGCAAGAACCGGCGTTTCGGCGTCCGGGTCATAGCGCACATGCACCTCAACCACGGGCCCGAACGGCAAGGCGCTGCGATGCTCGACGATTCGCGGTATGAGGAAACACCCCACAGGCCGCCGTTGGTTCGATTGCCCGTCGTTTCTTCGAATTTCTGCTTACCGAGTGCTGACCGGAGCCCGGCATTTACTGAGGCGTCTCTCAAGCCTCGCGTCTATGTGTTTGAAATCCCTGGCTCCCCGAGTAGGTTTGAAACAACGCTTTAAAAGCGCGGCGGACACGGAAGGTGCGGGATCGTCAAGCCCCATTGAGCGCAAACGGCCTTCTTCAGCGGTCCCCGCACCTTTCGATGCGGAGCCGCCCCTGACGGAGCGGGAGATTCTTGCTATTGACCTCATTGACCCGTTCCGGGCTCCAGCGGGGTTCCCCGATGTTGCTCATTGTCGGCTGGCGCTTTCGAGGCTTGGACGATGGCCACTTGATGGATCCTCGATCAGAGAACTCCGCGCATGGTTGCGCGGCGTCCCTATGTCGGATCCAGAGCGCGTCCGATCGCGGGATGGCGTCATCTATTTTGTGGGATACGACAACTACGTCAAAATCGGGTTTTCAACGAACCCAAAAACGCGAGTTGATGACCTCCAAACTGGAGCGCCGAAGCCGCTCAAGACCTATCTGATTTTGAAGGGAACGCTTGAGGATGAGCGCCGCCACCACGAGATGTTTGCGGCGCATCGGCTTAACGGTGAGTGGTTCCGCTACTCTGACGAGATCAAGAAATTCGTGTGGGACAATCGGCCCCGCTCTCCGAGTCGGCCGCCTCGTCGCCTCTCGGTGTAAACGAGTTTACCATACACAAAGCTCGTTTAAAATCAGGCAAGAACGCTACGTTTGGAACAGGAACATACCGGCGACATCCGCACATTAAAGCACCAAGCGCGCACCAACATGGCCAAGACTCAACCAACTAGGAGGACTGAAAATGGCTTACGAAAATATGAAAGCTGGGCTTGGTGCAAGCTTTCAAGGAATGGCGTGCCAGAACGAAGCATCCGCCCAAAAGCGCAACACCATCGAAGACCAGATGCGGAATTTGAACGAGCTAGTTCAACGCATTGACCGCATTAAGGCGAACGTGCGCGGCGTTTCGGACATTATCTGCGGAGTATCTAGCACGCCTCCAGAAGGCAAGATGGAAAATGCGGCAGTCGCGCCGGGGCATATCCTCTATCGGCTTTCCGACACGATCAAGGACGGCATGATGGTGGTTGATGGGATCGACCGGGAGCTTGCGCACATTCGTTCCGCGCTCTCTGACGACGCCTAACCGCCCCAACCCGTCCACCACACCAAGGAACATGTCCATGACTAATCCCGCGACACAGCGACCCGCGCCTTTGGCGGTTGGGGAATGGCATTGCTACATCTGCCCTAAATGCGGCGCCGGCATTACCGCGGAAGGCGACAGCAAAACTTGCATCGCCGTCCAGCGCGACGGAGCAACTTGCGGAGCGACCCTCAGCAAAAGCGCTCCAACCCTGATTGAAGCTTTAGCGAAGAACAGACGCCATGTCGCCATTAAAGGAGATTGTTGATGCGGAATCCTAACAAGGTGAAAGTGGAAGGGCTATCCGCTTGTTGATGTTGCGAGGGCACGGGAAAAGCCTTCAACGCGATCGACGCCGAGTGGTCGTGTTGCCTGTATTGTAATGGTTCCGGCCAAAAACGCGAGGCCACCGTTGCCGAACGACAAGAGACCGCTCTCGCCGCTCTTGGCGTCAAGCCGGAACCGCGCCCCGCCGACGATCAACCATAGGAAATGGGATGATGGATGTCGAATCTGTCGAGAAGCTCGCAACCGCCGTGTGGCAAGTTCTCGACGACATGGGTAAGGATGGACAGTCGTGCTGCTTGGGCGCCAAGGCGCAACTCCGCGTGGCGTTCGAACCGTTCATGCAAGCTGGGATTAGCGCCGACCCGAGTTTAGCTGATGGCTGGCCACCAGACTACACATTTGAGGAAGCAGCCGCGCTGTTGAAGGAGATTGAAAGATGACCGCAGCCTACCCGCTCGCTTGGCCAGAAGGTTGGCCCCGCACGTCTTGGGACAGGCGCCAGAATGGCTCGCGGTTCCAGACGACCTTTGATCGCGCTCGGCGGGAATTGCTTGCCGAGTTGCAACGGCTCGGCGCCCGCAACGTCGTCATTTCCTCGTGGCTCCCCTTGCGCGCCGATGGAGCCCCGCGCGCCGATGCCGCCAGGAGGGTTATAGAAGACCCTGGCGTCGCCGTCTATTTCACCCGCGGGGATCGGCAGATCGTCATGGCGCGGGACGCCTATACGAGCATTCACGACAACCTCCGCTCGATTGGCTTGGCCGTCCAGCATTTGCGCGGGTTGGAGCGTCACGGCGGCGCGGCGATGATGGACCGGGCGTTCTCTGGGTTCGCGGCGCTTGAGGCGCCAAAGCGCGAGCGCCATTGGTCCGAGGTTCTTGGGGTCGACCTAGATAGCGAGGATTGGATGATCGACGCCGCCTATCGACACCGCGCGAAGACGGCGCATCCTGACGCGGGCGGCTCGGTTGAGTTGATGGCCGAACTGAACGCCGCGCGCGAGCAAGCGATGAAGGGATTGAACCGATGACCGATGAACAAACGAAAGACGCCGAGGCGATCGCGGCGCTTGATGCGTTCTATGCCCCATCGGAAACGCACAAGGGCAGGCCGCTTCTTGTTAAATTCATGCGCAAGGCGATCGACGCCGCATCCGCATTCCGCCGCGCGCAACCCGCATCCGGGCTCGCCGATGACGCGAGGAAGATCGCGGAGGTGTTGAAGGTCTATTCAGAGAATTATTGTGAGGGCTGGTGCGGCCATGGTGGAAACTTTGACGATTGTGGAGGGTGCAATGCCCGCGCCGCTCTTCCCCTCGCCGAATCCCTGCCGGGGAAGATCGCGGCGCTGGAGGGGGCTGCATTCCCTCCCGATATGTTCGATCCGGCGAAGCGCGCCAAGGAGTCCTACAAGGATTTGTGGGAAGCCGCGACAGAACTAGCCGCCGAAGATCACAAGGAGCATTGTCGGCTGATGCGCGAAATCGAATCCCAACTCGCCGAGCGCGACGCTGTGACGACCGGCTTCCAATTAGGGTTAGAGGCTATCGCTGGCGGGGATGGCGACGCACAGGAAATCGCGCGGCAAACGCTCGACAACCCGCTGGCTGTTGGCGCCGCCCTCTCCCCGCCCATCGCCGCCAAGCAAGACGAGCCGACAGATCACGAAGCGGCCGGGGCCATGCTCTATCGCGGTCACCATGAGGCGCGGACGAATAATGGAGGCGACGATGAGTGACCAGTCGCCACACGAGAGGCTTGCCGAATTGGAGAGAGAGACTGCACGGCTGCGACGAGTGATCGCCTACCGCTCGTGCGCCGAGGGCCATACATGGGTCTGTGAAGGTGGTGCTAATGCGGGATGCGGTGATGATTGCGCATGCTCTGTTCCCGTCTATCGATGCAGCGTGTGCGAGGTCTACGATTACGGAGATAACCAAGAAGCCTTTGACATTCTAGCATCATGCAAGGAACAACGCTAATGACCGCTGACACGAAACCCGTACTCGACAGGCTGCGCGACAGGCTGCGCGACAGCCTGATTTACGAAGGAAAGATCGAAGAAGACTATATGCGCGGCCTAGAAGATGCGGTAGCGGCCGCGCTCGCCGCGCTCGCGCGTCCCCAGCCGGTCGCGGTGGAATCGGGTGAGCCGAGCGACGCGGAACTTGTCTCGAAGATCGCTGTCGTTCTAGCGCATCAAATGGGCTACACAGGCAACAATTACGATGGCCCGTTTGGGAATCGTGCCCGGCAAATTCTAGCCGTCGTCGACCTCGCGCCCCGCGAAGCGGCGGCATATGCGCGTGGGATCGAGGATGCGGCGAAGGTCATTGACAGAGAAACGGGCATGGCGATTTCTCCTCAAGCTGCGGCGTGGCTCATTCGCGACATGCTCCCCAAAGAGCCCGCGACCGAGAAACCCAATGCTGACCGATGAGCAAATCTTAAAGAAACTCGACGCAGAGCGCCAAGACACGATTTGTGAGAGATGCGGCCGCCCCGTTGATCGACTTACCGTTCATCGAGACGAGGAGCGCATGTCGTGGGTAACGACAATATTTTGCCACGGGGAGAAAGAGATAGCAAATAGCGGCCGCGCATTTGCTAATTCCAGGAAGCCCGCGACCAAGGATGCGCGGGAGAAGGAGGAAGGGTGATGGAAGGATGGACAGTATTCGGCGCTCTTTGCGTTGGCTATGGCATAGGTTTTTGGACTGGCCATATTTTCGGGCAAAGCGCGGGAATCAAATGGTGCATGGATCACGAGAATGAGGAAGAGTGATGGGGCTGGTATTGAAAATATCTGACCATAAGCGACGGAAACGCAAGCAGCGCCACGAACGTATGTTATCGTGGGCATACTCGCTTTACCAGCGCGACCCGAAGGCATTTGAGCGTCTGATCCGCGAATTGCACGCCAAGCATAAGAAGGTCGAATCGGTCACTGACGCCTCGTGATTTTCTCCCAATTCATCACGGGCCGGCGTCGTCACTTTCCGATAGGCGAATCCTTCGATCCCGAAGGAACCGATGGACGCTAAACGCTATCTGAATAAGCACCCAAAGCAAGCTCGCCGTTTGCAGGATGATCGGCAAATTGCTTGTGTAATCGTTCAAGAGCGTGGACGTTATGAGTCCGAGCGTGGCGGCGACGGCGCCTACTCTTTCGGTCGTCGTATCGAGGAAGCACTGGCCAAACGCGGCCAGCGTGCTGTGACATTCGGTCGTCGGCATTCCCGCGCTCCCGCCCTGTGTTGGATTTAAGCCTTGGGGGCGTTCGAAGCGGAGCCGTAATTCGCCGCGATGCGATCCGCGAGCCAGCGAACCGGCGACCACGGCGAGCCCGGAGCGGCCTGCGGGATGCGGGTCAAGGCGTGCGCGAAATAGAATAGCGCCGCGACGAACGGGGCCGATGCGGCATAGGCGGCGGTAGCGGCGTTCCACGCGGCGACAATGGCCACCCATGCGGTTTGCCATGCGGTCAGCGCGGATTGCGCCTGTGCGATGCTGGGGATGACGACGGGGGCGGCGGTAACGGCATCCGAGACGAGAGTGATCATGGTCATTTCCTTGTTTGCATGGGATGAACAATCGCGGCGGGATGCGCCGAAAGCATCAGGAGAAGATCGCGCGGGGTGATTTCATGGGCAGGCTCGGAAAGCCTGTATTTGAACGTCCGGCTCTCGCGAAGCGACAACGCTACGAGCATGGAGCAGATCATCCCACCGGGACGGCGCCAATTTAGATGCAGCGCCTCGCCATAGATCGCGTCCCAATCGTATGGACGGCCGACGCGGCTTCGCAAATACGCTTCCCACCGCTTGAGATCGTCCGGTGGCATCAGCACGTCGACGAAGATTTGGCTCGTCGAGGTGGTGTCGTAATCACCTGGAACATTGCGGACGCCATCGCTGAGCGCGGCGATGATCGACCCGTCCTGCAGGATGCATTCAGCGTGGCTGACCTGTCCCATGGTCCGCCATCGAATCAATCGCCCGAACAGGCTGTCGTCTTGCGTGGTGAATCGGATGCGGGCATATCCCGGCTGGGGGCACGGAACGGGGAGGGGCGGGCTGGTCAATCACCTTCTCCTTGAAAATTTCGAGGACGAAATTGAGCAGCACCGGGGCGACGGCTTGAGCCATCGGGGAAGCGGATAACCCCCCGGCGATTAATCCGACAACCGCGATGCTGCTCATGATTTTAGCCCCAATCAGCCGGCGACGATGGCCCAGCCCTGCGCGACATAGAGCGGCGCGACGGTCGGGTTCGCCTGATACCAGGAGACCGTCATCGTCTTGGCGACGGCGTTGAGGCCGGCGGTGGTCGAAGCCGGAGGGGTCGTCGTGGCGCCGGCCACCGGGCCGCCAGTGACGGGATGGATCAGGTTGGTGATGCCGAGCGGGTCAAGCGCTTTCAACACGTCGGGATGCTGCAACGAGGCGAGAACCGCGCTGCCCGCCGCGCCGATCGCGACGTTCTGGACGACCTGTCCGACGATAGCCGAGGCGGTCGTGGACGAATTGGCTCCAATCAAGGAGCCGATGCCGCTCGTGAGAGCGGAAACAACGTCAACCATTCATGTTCTCCAGTGATTGCCCGAACCGGGAGATGCGCCGCCAGTTCGGGCCTTCTGCGGCGCGCGATACCGCCGGCTTGCGCGGGCGGAATGGGTTACGCCGTGGGCGCGGGCGCGGCCGGAATCGCGGTCGGGACGATCCCCTTATAGGCGGAGATTTGCGCCGCGATGGTCGTGCGCTGGCCCGCGATGGTATCCTGCAAATCAGCCAGCGCGGCGTCATCCGCCTGCAAGGCGGCGAGCGTCGTGGTGGCGGTTTGCGTGTAGCCGGCGACCGTCGAAGTTACTTCCGCCTTCAGGGCGGCTACGTCGTCTGTGAATGCCATGTGATTTTCTCCAGTTGTGAGCCCGATGGCGATGGGTGAATTATTCGACGACAGCCCAATCTTCGGACAGCATGTCGGATTGCGAAGCGAGCCAGCCCATGAGGATCGCGCCATCGGCTGTCTTCATGGTGATAGCCGGGAGGACAACCGCTCCGCCGCCGTTCTCCTTGGCGTAAATGGCGTTGTTTTCGGACCAGAACTGATCCCACTTGATGACGCGGCCGTCCAATGGGCCGCTCAAAGACAACCACATGCCTTTGCCGTTCCAACCGGCGCGGGCCACGCGCTTGCCGTCTTTCAACGCCCGGATTGCGTCTCCGAAGTCCATCACATATTCTCCATTTTGCCGCGAACCGCGCGGCGCGGATTTAACCGGCGAGCTTGCTGCGAAGCAGATAGCCTTCGAGCGCCCAAATTTTGTTGCGGGCATTGTCGCGCGCGATCTTGCGGCCAATGCCTTCGTCGAAATTCTCGGGAGATGCGGCGGCGCTTTCTCCGGTGACGTGATAGCCGTTGCGCAGCGTGAGAGCGCAAATCGTCAGTGTCGTTCCGGGGAAAACGTGATAGACTTCGCCAACAATCGTGGCGTCGATATCGAACGGAGTCAGACGCGGGGCAGTCTTTCCCTTGTTCACGATTTCCTGTTCGATTTCGCCTTCTGTGATCGCTCCAACCATGGTCGTTCTTCCTCTACGGGATTGCGCGGAACCGCCGCGCGCGGATTAGTTCACGCCACACGCGAAATGCGACCGCTCGCAATTGCCAGCGGCGCAGCCCGACAACACGAGGAACGCGCCGCCAATGGCCATGATCGCGATGATGGTGTAGAGAAGCGGGGTCGGGTCTCTACTTGGCATGGAGCCGCGCCAAATCTTCGTGCGCATCAATTATCGCCCCTCGTTCCCCCGGTTGGGATGGCGCCGTTAGGCGTGATTCCGGTCGCCCCGCATGTGTTCGGACTGCCGACGAAATATGGCGCGGGCAGAGTTTGCCAATCCGGGTAGACGGGTTGCGGCGCGGGAACATACGGAGCCGGTTTCGCCGCAACCTTCTCGCATTCAGAGCAAGAGATCACTTGCGGCGCCCAGCAGCGTCCGCATCCGGGGCATTTCCAACCTTCGCGCATCATCTCCCCTCTCGCCAAGCACGAAACGTATTCGCGCGCACGTCAGGATCGACCGTTTCGAGATAGGCGTCGCGCGTCGCCGCGTTGACCGGCGCGCACGTGAACCTTTTCGATCCGTCCGTCCATGTGCGGATCGTGTCCTCACAAACGTCTTTCAGCATGAGCGCCTTCGTGGCGCATGGCGTGGACCATTCCGAGTCGCAAAAGGCGTAAAGATCACCGGCTGGTTGCGCGTGCGCCCGCGTCGAATAGATCGCTGCGAGGTAGAGGCCAATCAGCGTGGCGGCGAAAATGGCGAAACGCATGTCTTAGACTCCCGTGGATTTGATGCGCGTCTTATGCTCGCCTTGGACTTCTCCACAGACGCAGCATTTGAACCCAACCCACGGGTTGCCATCACGCCAACGGGTCTCTACCGTTCCGCAGTTCCATCCGAGCCAATGCGAAATCCTATGAATCAGCTTACGCATCGTATTTCTCCAATCCACTTTTTCTCATGGACGCGACGAGCTTGTCGCCGTAATGAGGATCTGTCGCGTAGACGCCGTTAAGCCGCTCCGCGAAGACCTCTGAATTACCGGCTTGCATGGCGAAGTGGTAAGCTGGGTGCGTGGCGAGCAGTTTCGCGTGCGCGTCGAATGCATCTGCCATGCTGGCGAACTTCGCGAAGTGAGCCGTGATCGCCACGTATCTGCCGTGGGTGAATTCGTGAGTGAGCGCATCGACGTGGGGCTGACCGGGAACCGCCTTGATTCCGAATGGATTGTTTGACCCCGCCGGCTCGTGCGCGCCCCAGCCGCTTTCCACGATCCATTGCGCGAGGCTGACCGACGCCGGAACCTTCCATTTATGCCAAGCGGCCTGAGCGGCGGCGATTGCTTCGTTCGGGATCATCTTCCCATCCTTTCGGTTGTTCTGATTTTTCCGCAAATGCTCGTTTTTGTTGTAAAACGCATTTTCTGTTGGTTTTGCGGGCGTTTCGGTTGAATTTATCGGGGAGCGTGGTAGGGTGATTGGGAGAGCGGCGGCGATGTGCTGGCAATGTCGTTTCGCGAGCGATATTGGGCGCGCCAATTTAGTTTGGAGTTGTCGGGCTGTTGTGGGCTGTGCTGCCGACCCGCCCGCTCTCAATCACCGCATCCACTCCCGAAGATCGAAGTCAGACGATGCCGGCTCATTCCGATCTCGCTTGTCCGCATACGCTTTGATGATTTTGAGGTAGTCGCTCTTCGCGAGACGAATCCCGAGGAAAAGCCCCTGCATCTGGATTTGTTCGAAGTGGTGGTCCAGCAACCAACGCGACACGACGAACTCAACCACCCTTTTCAGTTCGGGTTCGTCCATCGGCAGGGTCATGCGCGCGTCAGCGACCAAGCATTTCCGAGAGCACAGGCCATAGATCGCGGGCGAGATTCGAGACGAAGATCGCCGCCACCAGACACCCGCCGGCGTTGATGATGAGCGCGAGCACGCGCCATTGATCGGGATTGATCACCACATCGCCTCCAGATCGCGCATGAACCGTTCGCGCAGGAGAAGCGCCGCGAGAACCGCATAGCAATAGGCAAACGGGGCGTAGTCCACGAAGATCAAGTGCATGACAGTCTCCTTCGAGGTTTTGGCCGCGTTACCAGCCCATTGCGATGACGATAAGGGTGGCGGAAAGCCACAACACAGCGGCCAATTGCTCGAACTGCGTGTTGTCGTCTCTGTTTGGTTTTAGCTCAAAGAACCAAAGCCATGTCGCGCCGACTATGGCCATTGCGATGCCTCTCATTGCTTTTCTCCGCTTTGCGGCATTTTCGGCGGATCGTAATCGACCAGAACGCAGCGATAGCCGTATTTGTTGTGGGTCGTAACGAACATTGACTGCGCGACAAGGCGCGCATCGTGTTCGCACGTCGAAAGACTGAATTGCGCCCCATCATTAAACTTGCTTGCGGGCAAATCTTCGCCCGGCTTGCATGTCGGGCCGCTGATGCACGTCAGAATGTAGAAATAGACAGCGAGTTCCCCCATCATCCCCTCCATGCTCGCGCCGATTGGCGGCTTGCGTTAACCCGATATTGACAGTTATGATTTACCATCAAGCGGGTTGAAACGCAACGCGAGATGTGAGAAAATACCAGTCATGATAACGTGCGGGGCGCAAATCACAGCGGCGCGAGGGCTTATCGGGATGTCGCGCGCCGAGCTTTCCGAGGCTTGCGGCGTCCACATGAACACCTTGACGACGATGGAAGGCAAAGGGCTAAACCAACTCGACAGCCTCGCGAAGACCGTCGCGAAGGTGCAACAGGCATTAGAGAAGCGCGGCGTTGAATTTCTCAACCACGGGCAACCGGGTGTTAGAATAAGGGGAAAGAACGGATGAGCGAGAAAATCTATCTAACGTTCCCATTCGGAGACAGTATTGAATCTGTCGTCCCGTTGGAAGACCCGAGCGAGCGGGGATGTGTCGTTTACCGGACCCCGGGGGCCATTTGCACGGCGACAGGCCAAGAAGAGGGTATCGATTGGCATCGGACAATCGAACTTGCACGCGAGAGACATCTATACAATATCCAACGGCGCATAGACTCGTGTTTGAAAGACCTTGGGAACTTAACACGCATTCTTACTGAGGCATCCGCGCCTAACCCCGCCACCGCTGCCAAGCGAACCGAAGGAAAGGAATAGGCGATGAGCGAATGGCAATTAATCGAGACCGCTCTACGCGATAGGCCGATCATCTTGGTTAGGATGGGACCAGATGGCGAGATCGGGTTTGGACAATCTGGCCCTCACGTCATGGCCTACAATTGGCAAGCTGACATGTGGGAAGCCCCAGACGGGTCGGCGCATTGGGTGAAGGACGGCCCTACGCATTGGAAACCCTTCACAGCCTCCGCGCCTTCTTCCCGAACACCATCCGAGCCATGACGATGGCGACCGAGAGAACGAACGTCACACGAAATAGCATCGGCGCCCGCTCCATTGGTCGTGAACGGCGCGAGCGGACACGCGCCGGGATTGTTGGTCTGGCCACTGAGTACTCGTCAGTGATATACCTTGACCTCATACGTTCGGTCATTACTAAGAATCAAACTATAGTTCTGCACGAAGATTGAATCCGCAATACCTGCAATTTGTGGAATTATATCCGCGCAGGCAATCGCGGCGAGGGTTCCATTCCATAGAAAATAGATGAACTTCCCTCGCACCTTAGCCACTGCTACGTTTGTCTGGCCTATGGGCGTCGTATAGGTGCCCCCATAGGAGTATTTTGGATAGGGCAGCGAGCCGCCAGCGACGCCATTACCCCAATAGATCGGTGTGGCCGATGTCGCCGTGAAATCGGTGTGAATCATCTGGCTAAATATGCTTGTAGGCGAATGACCGCCAATAGCGATGGTGATTAGGTCCCCGCCCGTCACCGAGTTTCGCGCGTAAACATCGGCCGGGGTAGGTAGCCCCGGCATGACGAAATACGAGTTCCCCGCCGATGTTGCGTAGTTTGGCGTGTCGGCGATCACGACTTCGTTCGCCGCACCGACGCCTGATGATGTCCACGTATAGCCATTGATGGTGCGGCCCGCGAATCCGCCGACTTGCGTGGACATATCGTCGTCGAAAACCAACGTTGGTGTCAGCGTCGGAAGGACTTGCCAATGCAGCGTATCAACGTCTGGGGTGCTTGCATTGGACGCAGTGAGGATGCGATTGATATTGAAATAATATGCACCGTTGTAAGTAACAATATCACGTTGCGTGTAGAATTCAAATTCGCTAGGACTCCACGCGGACAGAGACCTTCCAATGTCCTGAACTTCCTGTGGACCGCCAGCAGTCGATCCAGTTGCGGTTCCAAGAAGCGCTGAGTTGGAAAGCGTATTAGAGAAGATGGATATGTTGACGATGTTGCCATCCATCGGTTCATCGACGCCGCCGCGAGATCCGACCCAAATGGACGGAACGCTATCGGGGATGAATACATTACCATCCGATGTAGCAGCCTGATAGCCATAAGCTAACGCTCGGCCACCGGACGACCATGCAATAGCGGCGGTGACAAAGTTGGGCGTAAAGGTAGCCCCAGATTGCGATAGTTCAACGGAGCCGTCATAGGTGGCTAAGGTATTGCCGTTTTTGGCATACATAATCTGCTTGGTGTTGTCGCTGCTCGCGGATAGAATGGTCCCGGCGATACCCCCTGCGCCTATGGTTTGGATTTGATAGGCATCAACAGAAACAGTGCCATCGCCATCCGCGAACAAAGCCAGCGGCGTCCCGGTCAACGTCACAACTTCCGAAGGGCGGGTGACGCTGGCGGATGTCGTGGTGATCGCGCTGGTGCCGTGGGTTCCATTTTCCAGGTCAACTTCATCGACCGCTATTTTGTCGCCAGACGTGGCGAATTTAAAGCAGACAATAGGATTTGCGAGTGTTTGCGATGGTATGGCGACGCGGGATTCCGACAACATCGTCCCTGGACTGACCGCGGTATAGGTCGCGCCATTGTCCATGGACATGCTCACCGCGCCAGTCCCGGTGACGCGCATCACGTAGGCGGTAAGCCATCGTGCCGTGCTAGCGTTGGTGATGGTCTGGCAGGCGGTTCCGCCATTAGCGGTAGCGGTCAAGGATGAAGCGGAATTGGCAACACCATCGATCCCCGTTTGATCCTTCGCCGCCGTGACATTGCTCATCGTCCAGGCGGCGTTCGTGAGATCGCGATTCCACAAGACAATGTTGGTCCGAGCAGAGAACTCATCGACCATTCCGTAGGATACAAGGCTGGCCGGATCGGCGGCGAAGCGCGCGCCGTGGAATTGAGAACCCGCCGTGGCATTGTAGACGCTTGGCGTGGTCTGATAGGTGACGACCTCTAATTGAGCCTTGGTCACGCTCCCCGATACGGTGAGCGTCAAACTCGCCGCCGTTGGTGTGAATGCAAGGTAAACCCTATTGTTCGCTCCCGTTCCGACCAAAGGCCCAGCGGTTGACGCCCCGGATAGAGTGACGGTCCCGGTTCCTTGGAAACTTAGGATATGATTGCGGTCGAGAACGGTAACGCTTTGCGTGGATAGCGTCGCGGAGTTGAGAAGAAGGTTGTTCGGGGAATAGGTCCATTTTCCCGTGCGATCGAAATATTCTCGCAGCCCCGTGGTCGAGAAATTAACGCTAGGGTCTAGCGTTTGCGCTGTCATCGCATTGAAATCGAGACCATAACTAGAATTGACGAACGGTGGCGTTGAACCATAGACGACGAGATTTCTAATCCAAACATTTGTTGGCCACGAGAATGTTCCTTTTGAGTATGTCGTGGTCGTGGTCACGCCAGTGGCGAGACTCGTGTAGGTCAGGACGGTCGTATTGTTTGCCGATCCACTTGGGCCAGTAGGCACATCGGCGGATCGCGTGGCTGTTCCGCCGCCCGTGGCGACATAGGAAGATGCATACGTGCCGGTTTTGATGTCAATTCCAAATAAGAACATGCTTTGGCCGGACCCGACATAGGTCGTGTTGCTACCCGATCTTCCGGTGTCATTGCCCTTGGCGGTGAAGAAATTTAGCGCGGTTACGCTGGTGATCGCGGTATATGTTACCGAACATCGGAATGCTGAATTTTGAAGCACCTGACAGTTGTTCGCAGATACTCCGCCGATGGTATTTCCAACAGCGCCAGTTGCCAAATTGAAATACGCGCCGCGATCCGCCGAGTCCGCGCTGATTACGGCATAGACCCAGCCTAATGTATTGGCTTTGGCATAGAACGAAAACGTATAGGTTCCCGGACCGCCTGATATGCTGCGATAGGAGATATGAATGGAATTTGAAGAATTGTCGGCAAGGCTCTGCCCGTCGTTGGTTCCGTCTGGCGATGTCCATGCGTTTGCGGCAGTCATCGCGTTGGATTTTGTCCATTGCGTAAAATCATTTGAATATGTGATTAGATTTGTTCCAGCAGACTCAAGCAGCAAACCATTCGACATCAACGTCGAAGGGTTATAGTCAAACCTTGGAACGTTAATGCCCGCGCTCGTTAAAATACCCGTTGAATTGTAATAGTTCGCGGCTGAACCGCGCGATACACCGACGCCAACTGGAAGAGTTGGATTTAATGTAGCGTTCCAATTGATGCTAGTAGATGGAGTGGAAAGAAGCAGGTTCTCTTGCGCAGGCGTCATCGCAAACGTAGAAGCGGTGATAAATAAAAACACGGCCGATAAGATGAGGGACAGTTTCATATCAGCCTCAGTTCCAGATTTCAGGGGTCAACGTGAAAGTCTGGCCACTAATTGGCGTTGGCGTTCCGCTTACCACTTGCATATCCCAATATATCGCGGCGGCGGACGGATTAACGACGGGAGATGATCCGGTGATATTAATGGCGTCGCCCCACGCGCTGTCGCCAAACTGCGACAGCGCGACTTGATAACGAGCGATGATGTTGGCCGATCCCGTGGCGATGGCGTAGGCTCCCCCATCGCCATTGGCGTAGGTCGGAGCTGTGGTGAACAGCGTGACTTGGAGAGTGATCGAGCTCCAGCCTGTGGTCGCGTTCGTTGCCAGCCTGAGACGAGGGATGACCGCGTGACCGCCGGAGGTGGCAATATTGAACGACGGGACGACAACGGAGCCCGCCGTCACATTGCTCGCGATTAGGTTCCCGACCGCATAAGCTGTTGTATTAGCGGGGCGTGTCAGAACAGATGATGGCGTTGTTAGTGACGCCGAGGACAAGGGGGCCACTGACAGCGGAGCAGCGGCCGAGCCGAGGCCGCCCGTTCCGATGTTGGCGGTTATCGCACCTCCAGATGCGGTCCCAACAATGCGCAGATTGCCATTGGTGTCGCATTGAAGGATGATAAATTGCTGGTTCGGGATCGTTGGCTGCGTCGCGTTATATTGACAATCAACCGCCCAAGCCGTCGAGCCAGATGCCGCCAAGGCGACTAGCGCGAAGACGACAAACCTTATGATGCGTTTCATTTCGTGACCTCTATTTCGCGTATCCATCAGTTCCACGCCTCTATCTCGATGTATCCGCTGGTGATGTTGCCGCTGGATGAGAGGACTTGAATCCCGGTGATCGCACCAGTGCCGCCGCTATACCAGCCGGTGCCAGTGACGTATTGATAGGTTCCAGTAGACGCCGAGCCGCCAATGGCAAATATCACGTTCTTATACGTGCTTGTCTGCGATGGTGAATCTATCCAAACCTTCCCGCTGATTCCTTGGCCAGAATTAGACCAGTAACTAGTGTAAGTACATGGTATATATGTTGTAGGATTGAAAGCCGTGTTTGTGCTGTTCAGAAGATTTGCGGTGCCGAGATAATTAGATGTTTGAAACGTCCCGCCGGTTTGCAATTGAATTTCGCAACTTGTGGCATTCGTCGCGGCCATTAGATTTACGAACGTTATTTGGTAGTGCGCGTAAGTCGAGGTCAACGAGGTCGTATCGGACAACGACGCCGAATTGCTCGCCGCGAGCGTGTTAAGCCAGCAATGCGTCCCCTTCGGCAGATCGGCGCAAACTTGCGCTCTAAACGTCGGCGCGGCGGCGGAGCCGGAAGTCGGCCCCCAGAATCCATAGTTCGCGGTTTGCGTCGCGAGCGTTCCCGTGAGCGTCCCCGAGGTGGTCACGGGCGATCCTGAGACTGTGATAAATGAGGGAAGGGAAAGCGCGACACTTGAAACCGTGCCAGTCGGCGGAACGCCACCATCGACAATGCCAGATGCACTCCAAGCGAGTAAGTGCGTATTCGTAGGAAGCGTGCCAATCAGCGGGAACCCATTCACCGTATTAGGCGCTATATTGAATGGCGCCCAAAGCGACGAATTGACCGAAACCGCTATAGGATGCGCGGATGATCCGGTATTGTTCGCGACTATGGTGTTAGCGGCTTGCGGCGCCAACGCGGACAGCGGAAGACCCGAGATCGATGGGGTCCAAACATTTGTTCCAATATTCCACGTCCCCAATTGAGCGGCGCATGTCGATGTTGGGGACATGATGCAAACCGGCGAAGGCGTGGCGCCGGTATTCACTCCAAGCGGCAACTGCGTAAAGGTCTGGGCCTGCGCGGGAGGCGCGCAAAGGCACGCCAGCGCGAGTAGCGCTAGAGTAAGTCTTTTCATATTGTGGGGGCCTTTATTCCGACCTGCGTTACGCAGGCAGCGTGGCAGCGAGGGCGAACAGCGCGGCCATGCTTGAAGCATTCAAAGAGAATGTCGTGGCGGTCAGCGTTGCAATCGCGTCATTAGGCGCGACGGTCGATCCCGCATACCACTGAATCCAAGCTGCCGAATTCGCATTCACCGCCACGGCGGCAAACAGCGTGTTCATATTGTAGAGTTCAGCCACCGCCTCGAACCATTGCGCCTTCGTCACGGACCCCGCCGCGCCGGAACCAAGCGCGATCGTATAGGATAGACCGTTCTTGGTGACGACAATTGGCGAAATGCCGATCAACTGCGCTGGAAGTTTCGGCGTTACGGCAAAAGTACTTCCTGACATTATTTACAGTCCTTCTTCGCCGTGCCCTTTTTGGGCTTGGCGACGATGACAATGGCCATTCCCTTCTTGGGCATCCCCATCTTTTTGCCGTCATCTTTCATTTTGTCGTCGCGTATTTTAGCCATTAGCGTTTGCCTTTCTTGACCTTTTTCGGAAGTTTCCCGCCTTTATCAGTGGCGATGAATTCCTTGCCGACTTTCTTGGGGATACCGAGCGTCGAATGACCACTGGCGGCGGCCCCCATGGCCGCGCGCTGGGCTTGGCTGCGAGGAGGCATTATTGGGTTCCTTTATTGCTAAGATACGCAAATGCACGCTTCGCTATTTTTGGATCGTCACGTAATAATCCTATAGCTCTATTGCATTTACCACACAGCAATCCTCTAACGTGTCCGGCTATGTGGCAGTGGTCAACCTCTAGTAACTCATGTGCCTCTTCACATATTAAGCATCTGCCATTCTGCAATTCGAACATTGCCTCATATGTCTTATGAGATATTCCATAGTGTCTTATGAGTTGGTAATCTCGTCTTTCTAAAGGATCGCGGCTATTATACGAAATCCTTTTTCGCTCCTTGATATTGGATGAGTTGTTTTCCTGATACTGTTTTACACAGCGTAATATTTTTTCTCTGTGTTTCTCGTAATGTTTTCTTTTAACATCCTTATATTTCTCGGGATGAAGAGCGCGGTCCTTCCTCCGCCATTCGGCGCGATATTTCCTGCGCTCTTCATCAGTCAACCTCTTATTTCCCACGCTTAGAGCCTCGTATGACCCGGTTAGCCTTGGCGTCGATCTTTTCTTCCTCGGACTTGGACATGCGGCCAGAATTGACAGCCTGAGACGCGCGGCTTTTCGCGTTGGCCGCATGGGAGCGGTCATTTATTGGAAAACTCCGATCTGCCCCCGCGAATTTGCTCGCTGGTAGCGCCTTCCGCGCCTTGGTTGTCAGTTTCGCCATTGATTTTCTCCTACGGGAAATGAAACGGCGGCGTGGCGCCCCAACCGGACCAGACTCCGCCGTTGACAATCGGAACGGTTCCGACGCACAACTGTTGCGTTACTTGAAGATCCGGCGTTAGGATGATCATGCCGATTTCGTAATATCCCGGCAGAAGCCGCTGCATGATCGACGCCGGAACATTCAGTTCGAGCGTCCCGTCGTATAGGGTTAGAACTCCACTGCCATCATTAGTGGCGGCAGAAAACGAAGGAACCGCGTTATACCCACCGCCATAGATGAACGGCCAGTTTCCGAAGAACTGCGATTGATCGCCAGCGCCCCGCGCCGATCTAGCCCACATCTGCATCATCACGACGCATTGATCATTTTGGATTGGGCTGCCGTCGTCTTCCGCAACGAGGTTCCAGTCTTCGAGGAAGTTCGCGGTGTCTGATTGCTGCTCGAAGTTTGTTATATACATCGCTTATCCTCGCGGAACCAATAATTACAGTTTCATATACCAGCCCCCAAGCCGGGTAGGTTGCAACAACGGGAACGGATTTCCGCCACCTGTGTTCGCGTTGGTTATGTTGGCCGTCCCGCTGTCGGTTATGTCCGCCTGAGACGATGATGAAACGGCGCCGCCGAGATAGCCGCCGTTCCCAGAGCTTCCGCCAAACGTCGTCGTGTGAGTGTGACCGGAATCTGTCGCGACGTGCGTATGCGATGGCATCTGGTCGGATGTTGGTTGGAAACCTTGAAACCCGGCCGCCGCGCCGATCTGTTGCGCGTCAGTGAAAAACGATGACCGCCACGATACCCCCGACCCAGCCGCGGGCGTGACTGACACCGTGACGTTCGTTCCGCTGATAGCGGTGACTTGGCCCGCCGCGACGCCATTGATGATGGCGTATTGTCCAACGGCGATGTTGGCCGCGCTGGTGACCGGCACAACGCCAGTCGACCCGTTTGGGGAGCACGTCGTGATGGCTTGTATTTTACCTGCCGCCGTCGCGCCCATGTCATCGACGCCAGCCGCCACGAGACCTTGCATCGAGGGGATGACGATGGTTTTATTCGCGGTGAAGTCAGCGGGCGCCGAGACGCCGCGACCTCCAGAAACAGCGGCAATGCTGTTCGGCAATCCGTTCCATAAAAAGGAGAACAGATTATTGGCGTTCGCCGCCGCGTATTCGGTCGCCCCAGACGCGAGATTCCCCAGCGTGTTGCCGTTCATGCGGACGAATCCGACTATTTGGCCGCTCGTCAATCGCCAAATCGGATCGCCGGTCTGGAATATTTCATCCGCGGTGACGACGATGCCGCCGCCGCCCGATGGGGGGGGCGGGTTGTCGATTCCTTGCGCGTAGGAAAGCAGCACGCCATTCGCCGCGGCCACCTTGACGCTATAAGTGCCGTAGGGGACGTAAATCGGCGGGAATAGCCCGGTGACGCTCGCCACGACCGGCCATGGAAGCACGTAGGTTAGCGTTGGCTCGCTATAGACGATGAGCGGCGTCGTCGTGTCGCCGGCATAGAAATACGCCACGGCGCCAGCGGCGAAGGAGCCGGCGGACGTGAAGACCGGCGTCGGGACGGGATTCCAAATAAAGGCGATCTCAGCCTCCTATTTCACTTGCTCGCGCTAGCGTGCTATTTCCCCGGCGGGGAACCGGACCAGAATAATTTTGGAGGGGTTGATGCGGGCTCATTGCATATTGGCGCTGATTGGCGCGGCGTTATCCGGCTGCAGTTCGGCGGCGACCACCACTTCATTCGTTGGGCCATCGGGCACGCAAATCCACTCCGCGAAGTGCGGGGGCTCTCCCCAGAGTTGCTACCAAGAGGCCGCGAGAATTTGCGGCGCTCCCTACCAAGTTCTCGACAGCGAAAGTCATGCGGGGGGACTGGTCGCCGATGTCATGCCGGGTCCGGTCACTTGGTATGGGATGACCTACAGTTGCGGGAAATCAGATGGGCGCCTGCCAAATTTCCCGTTCAGAGGCCAGACCTACGTTCCAGACTCAGGCCCCACGGTCACGAACTGTAACGCTATCGGGCATTCGTTGAACTGCACCACCTATTAGTGGTTGCGCTGCCCTTGCGAATGGCTTTGCCGCGCCCTCTCAGCCAGGATTTCCTTCATGAGAAGGTCAGAGACTCCTGTCTTGAACGCCTTGGCGAGTTGCGAACTGGCCTGGACCGTTCGCACCGCCCGTTCATAGACCGATGGATCGCGCGAAGTCAGTCCTTCCGCGACATGCTGCATGACGCGCTCGTCGAGGCCCTTGGCGCCATGCTGGATAAATGCACGGAGAATGCCGACGAGATGGAACGCCGATCCAAGCGCGCCGCCATGCGTGACGATATCCTTCAACTGTTGCGCCGTGGTGGAATTGCCCGTCACCGCATTGCGCAATTGGTCCATGACGGCCTCGACATGGAGATGCGCTTCGAGTTGGCGAGCGCGGTTTGGCCCGATAGCCATTTCGATGCGCTGCTTGGCGGCGGGAGAATTGAAAGCGGCGTCGATCACCGCATTGCGGTTGGCCCCTTTCTCTTTAAGGAGATCTTCCATCTTCGACATGAAGCCATGCGCGAACAATTCCCGCTCGGCGGGATTGAACGATTTAATCGCCTTGGCGAAATCGTGGTTCTCGCCCTTCGCCGTGACGAATTTCTCGCCGGCCTCCAGCGCGTCCCCCGCGCCAAAAAACTTGGCCGCCGTGCTTCTGGCGTCGGCATAGGACGGGACGGCCTCATCAAGCTCCGCGACGATTTTCTTCTTCAACTCGGTTAGCGTCGCGGCTTCGTTCTTTTCGCCGGCCCGTTTCGCCACGTCGATTTTATCGTCTAGATTGCGTTTGACGTGATCCCAGAATTGCAACGCGGGAATTGGCGTTTCGCCATTTTCCCCAGCGCGCAATTGCATGACGCCACTTTCGCTTTCTTGGAATGGATTCTTGGTCGGCTTAAACCCGTGGGCGACATCGTAATTTCGCCCCGTCTTCGTCGCGCCCTTGATCGCGTCTTGAACGGCTGGCGCGGCGCTTAACCGCTCCAATTCCGGCGTCCAGACGCCTTTCGCGCCTTCTTCATACGCCTTTTGATATTTTGGGCGGTTCGCCGCCGCCGCTCGCTCTTTGAGTTTATCGAGCGTTTGCGACGAATTTCCGCCACCAAGTTGCGTCAATCGATCCGCGATGCGGGACTGCTGGCCTTCGAACCGCGCCGCCGTTTCGCTTTGCAGAATGTCGCGCGCCTCGGGGGATATATTCGCCGCCGTGCGGGCGAGTCGCCGGGTCGCTTCGCCACCGAGATCGGCAATATTGACCGGCAAGCCATTATCGGCCGCCGTTCCATGCTCTTGTGGCGTCAATCCGAGGCGGTTTATTTCCGATTCCGCTGGCGTCTCGCCCAAAGCAGCGCGACGCGCGATGATCTTGGCGCGATTGGCCTTATCCCGCTCCAGCGCCTCGCCGATAAGCTTCGTCGCCGCGCCCTCGGGATCAAAAAGCGACTTGACGACTTGCGGGATGCCGGTCGCATTGGCGACGAATTTGGCGATCGGAGCCGCGACTTCCACCAGAGGGACCGCCGCGCCGCCTATCCCGCCGCCCGTTAGAGCGCCTTCCGCTGTGTTTTTGGCGACTTCCGGTAGGTTGGTAAGGTCTGGGCTCGAACCCGCGCCATAGGCCGCCCCCTGAGCCGCGCCAGTCGCGATCCCCTGGCCGATGCGGCCCGCGATGGTGGGAGCGGCGACTTCCGCCCCAATGGGGTTGACCACCGCGCCGCCGAGCGTTCCCAAGGTCGCCGCGATGGGGTGCTGTTCATTCGCGGCCTTGGTTAGCTCCTGCTCTTTCGCGAGGTTCTTGGAATATTCGCCGAACTCGCCACCAATGCCGGTTAACGCCTCGCCGAGAGCCGCGCCGCGATCCGCGAGCCCGAACGTCGCCGCGTTGGCGACGCTGCGGCCAAGGGTGTCGACAACACCTGGAGCCTCGACATTGGCCCCCTGCGGGCCGACAATATCCGCGAACAAATTAGCCTTGGCGTGAGGCGTCACCGCGAGCGCGGGGCGCGGGCCAAAATCTGTCTGACGCGGGGCGCTGGGGGGAGCGGGTTGCGATTGCTGCGTCGGTGCTGGGACAGGCTGCGCCTCCCCCCCGGAAGACGACAGGATGTCGTCAAACAATCCCATTATTGCAGCCCGTAGAGCGACGGATTAATCCCATACCCCTGCAAGCGCTGGCCGATGGCCGCCTTTTGCGCCGGCGTGATGTTAGGCTGCGACCATGCCGACTTGGCGTCCTGAATGGCCATCGCGGGAGTGTAGCCTTGCGGAAGTGGCTGACGTGGCTCCGTCGCCGTGGCTCCAGTTTGTGGAGGCGCGGCGCCTTGTTCGTTCCCGCCAGCGGTGAATACCCCGGCCTCGGGGCTAAGTGGCTGCGCGCTGATCCCTTCCATCGCCGGCTTACCCTTGCGGATGTTTTTCAGCATCGCCTGAGCGACTTGGGGAGATTTATGCGCTAGGTCGATTTCCGCCTGCATTTGGTCCAGCGTCGCGTTATAAGCGTCTGGTCCAGTCGCCGTCGAAAGCATTTGCTGCGCGTGCTCCTTGTCCGAGACGGTTGGCGTCCCGTTCGGATTGATCGCGCGGGCATAGGTGTTGATGATGGCGAGATTGGCCGCGCCGAATTTGGCGAGCGCCGGGTCGCTGGTCCCGGCCTGAACCGCCTGAATCGCCTTGGTGACCGGAACCCAATTGCCGCGCGGCACTTCATTCGACGCCTGCCGCCCAAGGGCGATGGCGCCCTGCGCCTCGGTCGAAGCGCTTGCCATGCGCGCGGTTTGCGTGCCGAATGTCCGCTGTTGCGCGTTTAGGCCAGCCTGTTCGGCGCTGGCCTCAAGCAAATCCTTGGCGTCGATGCCGCGCTCGGCCGCCTTTTGAGCGACCAAGCCTTGCACCTTGGAAATATTCTCCGCGCCTTGCGCGCCGCGCCCAAGTCCGGTCATCGCCTTGGTGTCACCGGCAAGAATCCGCTCGGCGAGGAAATCCGCCGTTTGATCCGGCATGGAGGCCGCGCCTTGGCCCTTGTAAAGCACCTTGCCATCGGGGCCGACCAATGCCGCGCCGGCGCCGACGACATGCGGCTGCAATCCCTTGACACCACCAATGGCTTCCCATTGTTCAAACGTCTTTGGCTCGCCACCGGCCTCGGTCGTCTGCTTCTTGTAATATTCGTAATTCTTTTGTTCGTTGGTTTGCGTGTCCTTGTCGGACGCGATGGCTTCAGGCTTTCCGGTTTGGGTGTTTATCGTCCAGACGCGGGTATCTTCGGCTGGAATGCCAAACGCCGTTTTCTGTTGCGGCGTCATCGGCGCGACTTGGCCAGTCTGCTCGCCAAACCGCTTGATCAACGCCTCGCCGATCGGCTTCATCGTCGGGCTCTGCAGCATCGCATAGGCTTGGCCTAGCGTGTAGTTGCGGCCTCCAAACGAGACGGTTCCGGCTGGCGCGGCGGCGGTCGCCACGGCTGGGGCGGACGTGTCCGGTGTCGGCGTGATTTGTGGCGTGGGTTGGCCGCTCGCGACATTATCGGGCGAGACCGACGAAGCCACGCCGGGGCCAGCGACAAGATTAGCGGGGGCGCGCGTCGCGGGATTCCCCAGAACACCGGCAGGCTGCTCTTGACCGCCATTCAGCGAAGCGACGGCGCTCAAATACGGCATTCTCGCCGCAATGGCCCCGGCCTTGTCCTTCGGGTTCTCATATTGATTGACGAACGCCGTCAGATTGTCTTGGGGCGACGAATTCGGGTCATTCAACTGCTGCCACAATTGAGGATAATTATGCTGCAAATCCCATTGCACGAACGCCGTTTGCGTGGCGCGCGACGTTGGGTCGCCGCCAGTCTGGCGCGCGTAATTGAGCAATTGCGCTTGGCGCGGACCGTTCCAATTGGCGATGCCAAACGCGCCTTTTGGATTGATGACGCCGCCGGCGTCCGTTCCGGTATTGTTTTGGCTGTTCGGATCGAGAGACGCGCCGGACTCTCCAGAAAGTCCAGCCACAACCGCGCTAGCGCCAGCATGGGGGAGACCCCACGCGCGCGCGTTGCCATAGGTCGATGACTGTTCCGGCGTGACGCCTTTCGCTGATCCCGGCGCGGTCGGCAATACGCCTTGCATGGACGGCGACGACGAAGGCGACGCGGCAGGCGGATTATACGCCACGGGCGCGGCCGCAGGCGCATTGGCCGGCGCGGGCTGCTCGCCATTCAACCCGCTAAACAGCCGATGCAGGAAGCTCTGCGGGACCGGAGGAGGCCCAATCGGCGCGGGATTGTAAGGCTGTCCGTTGAACGCGGCGGTCGCGGCGTTGGCCTGCTGTAGTTGCAACGCCTGCTGATACGTCTGCAACGCTTGCTGATTGGCTTGGTCGTTCCCGGAGTTGAGCGTGTCGCCGATGCCGGAAAGCATCTGGTAGAATGGGACTGCCGGGACAGTATAACCCATGTTAGGCGGCCTTCTTGTTCAGAGCGGCATGATACATGGCGTGAGCATCTACAACTTTGTGCTTACCGATCTTCTTGACGGCGGCGGGATTTTTCTTCTCGATGTCCTGCGCCATTGGACCGACAACCTTCGGATAGCTCTTGGGGTCTCCCCTATAGCGATAGGCATAAAGCGTCTGACCGTTCTCGTCCTCGCCAAGCTTGGTTATGTCTGTCTTATCATTTTCATCCGACGAATACAGCTTCGCGCCCAAGTTCGCCCCGCCAGCCAACGCGGAGAAGAGATTGGCTTGCGCTTGGTTGTTCGCCGTCATGTCGGCGTTGGCGCCAGCGGTGAGCCCTTGCGCCGCGTTGTTCGCCGCGCCGGTGATCACGTTCGCCTGATTTTGACCAAGGCCGGTCTGGATATTCGCCAGCGATTGCTCGACGCCGGTTTGACCAGCGGCTGCCTGCAAGCCTTGCGAGTTGAGGCCATTCAGATTATTGAGCCAATTGCTGTATTGCTGCTGCGCCTGCCCTTGGCCATAATTCTGGAGCGCGATGGCCGCGTTGCCGGAGCCGAATGCGCCGCCCTGCGCCGCCGAGCGATCGACGGCTTGCGTTCCTTGCTGCAATTGGAAATTATAGCCCGGCGATGTTTCGAAAGCGTTATTCGCCGCCGTGTTGCCAGACGCGCCGTTGAGCCCCAAGGCGTTGGCATACATCGTATTGGCGTTGTTGCCGGTCGCCGTGTAAGGGTTGAAATAATTGGTCGAGAAGTCGGCGGTGGCGTTATTGGCGGCGGTTTGAAGGTCGCCGTTAGCCTGCGTCGCCGCGATCTGTTGCAGGAGCGCGGCCTGAGTGGCGGCCTGCGATCCGCCTGTATTTCCGCCAAATAAGCCCATATTTCAATACCTTATGCTGTATTATCGCTTGCTCTTGGCCTTCGCGTCAAGGCGGTTTTGCCCCTTGGCGTCGGCTTTCTTGTCGGCGGCGCTACGCTCGTATTTCGCGAGCGGCATCCCCATTTTCTTGGCGTTTCTCTTGTCTTCGGCCTTGTCGGCGGGGGAGTTCTCGAAGCGCTTCGCTTTCATCTCAACCTCACGGCTTGCCGGATTTATAGCTGTCGGTCTTGCCGCCGGCGGAGCCAGACGCCCAACGGTCTTTCTCGCCCCCGGCCTTTCCGCTCGCCCACCGGTCATTGCTGTTGCGCGACGCGCCCTTGGCCGCGCGATCCTGCGCCGCGACGGTATCCTTCGTCGGACGGTCGAAGTCCTTGTCGAGTTTCTTGTCCATGTTCGCCATTTAGCTGATCCTAAGTTGAATTACCGAACCGTTTCGATACCACCCGCCGATAGGAACGCCGCCGGCCGCGGCCGCTGTATCATTCGCGTAGCTCGTCGACGCGGCGAGATTGGCCCCGTTTGGCGTTCCAGCGACATAGAGGAGGAGATTGAGCCAGAATTGCCGCCACGTCGGCCCCATCGTCGCGCCGTCCATCATTGGGACGCGCGGGTCAGGAAGGGGTGGGATAGAGCGAGCGGTCATTATTTAACTCTCGCGAATTCTTTATGAATTTTATCGGCAGCAATTTGGTAGGCAAACGAAGCGGCGGCGGGGCAGTCAAATGTCCCTATAGTGTATCGTTTACCATCAATCATTATTTTTGGGCGCCATCTATAAATAGATTTGTCATAATATACTCCCTTTAGACCAGTCGAACTGTCTGATCTAACAGAAACGTTCATTTGGTTTTGGCTTCTTGACACATGACGTAAATTTCCCCATCTGTTGTCATGTTTTATCATATTTATATGATCTATCTCATTTTCCGGCCATTCCCCTGTCATCCAAAGCCACGCCAGACGGTGAGCAGCATATATTTTTTTATCAATGGCGACCCGTATATAGCCCATAGGGCCGCGCGTTCCGGCTGCTTTGCCACAATTTTTCGTATTTTCCTCTTTGCGTAACTCGGGGCGAAATTTCCAAATCAGAAGTCCGGTATCTTCATTATAATCAATAACTTCTCTTAACCTGTCCTGCGTTAGCATGGTTTATATCTCCTAAGTGGATTATATAGATTCCATATACCCACTTATAAGCCCAACATAAACCGGATCACTCACCGTCAGCCGCCACACGCGCCCATAGCGCGAGGTCTGCCCGGATCGAAGGACCGAGATGACCTGATAGCCGCGCCCGATCTTTCCTAATTTGCGCTCAAGCGGCATCGTGAATCTATTGCCGCCATCGTCCGACCATGAAACGCGAACGGTTGGGTTCGCCATGTTGTCGATGGTTGTATCGCTAACGGCCCCTTGCGTGACCAAGGTGTAATCATCATCCGATGGCGGCAGGCCGGTTCCAGGGACGAAGTTGAAATCCGCCCGCTTCACTATTTGGCGCATCGGGAAATTGGCGCATGGGAGTGAATAAAAATCATATATGAGCGCGCCGCCATACTCGGTAAAGGTGTTGGCCGATATTTGCCCCAGCTTCCCCGTGGCGTAGTCGCCGACGATCCAACCGCCGAACGCGAAGCACCCGCATTCGATGCGAGAGAAATTCATCCCCTCGCTCAACCGTTCCTGCCAAACCGAATTGGTGATGTCATAGGTCAGCGTGAAGTCGCTGCTGGTCAACTGCCAAATCGCATGGCCTTCGCTGACGTAAACACACGCCCGCAATGTCGTCTTGTCGGAGACATTCGAGATGCGGCGTTCCTGATCGCTCGTCGAGATGCGGACAGGCGCATACCCTTGCATCAAATAGACGATGTTGTCATTGCCGACGAAGATCAGCGTCGCGGTGAAATTGCTCTCGAACCCGGCGACGGCGTTCGCGCTGATCAGCCCGCGCGGAATAACCGCCGCCCTGGAAAACGGGAAGCCTGCCGGATTGGCGGTATCGGTCCACGCCTCGATTGTCGCCTCGGTGAACAGGAACAATGTCTGCGCATAATAGACGCCGCGGAGAAGCGTCGTCGGCGACGAATTGACCGTGATTTGGTCCAAGAGATTGATGGTCGTCGCATACAGGCCAGAAGCCTGACAAACGCCGTTCCCATAGGTAAAAAAGAAATATCCATCGCCGTAACAAACCGAGTTCGGAACGCCGATGTTCGAATCGGGATATGGCGCCGGAGCCGATCCAACCGAAAGAAGATAGGTGGTATTTGAGCCGACGCAAACGATGTCTGGACTTGAAATGTTATTGCGCGCCAAGCTCACAATGGCCGTCCCTATGAGCGGGCCAAGAGGGATTGAATTTCCCCCGGCGACGACAAGTTCGGCGAACCCATTATAGACGACGATGAGTTCGCCATCGTTTACCGAGATCATCCCGCGACAATGGACGGCGCCGCTCGCGCTTTGCGAGAAAGGCGCGATGCCGGGAGCGCGCTTGTAATTCACCTGCCCGTCTGGCATTTGCTCCATCAGCACATTGACCATGCGGCCAACGCCGGCTCTAGCCGGAACATCCTTCGCCGATGTGACCGGGAACGGGATTTTAATGGGGCGAGACATCAGTAGCTAGTGCTGCCGTAACGCCCGTTGCGGTAGCCGGAAAACTGCTCAACCCGCATGGTTTGCCGCGGCGTTCTCAGTCGCTTGATGTCCTTCAACGTCCGTTCCGCCTCGCCGTTCTTGCCGCCAACTTGCGTCATCACGGCGATCTTCGCCGGGTCGGTTATCGCGAAGGCGTTATAGCTGGCGTTGGCGAGAATTTGCGCCAAGGGCAAAAGATCGGCGACCTCGATATTGCGCGGATCGAACACGCCAACATCGCGCGCGTTCAAATCGGCGAACAAACTCGGGATGCGTTCCTCAAGCAGTTCCGCGTCTTCGGCCGCGATGGGCTGTCCCGGCTCCAACACGCCAAGCTCTTGCAATGTGAGCTTGATGAGTTGGTTTACGTTATAGGACATTGCGCGACCCCGGCGGACGACCGCGACGTTTCATCGGAAGAACCTGATTGAGGTCTTGGTCGTAACGCAACGGCTCCTGGTCGACAGCATCTTCGGGTTCGTCAAGCCATGGTCCACGCTTTACGTCGCCGACGCGAACAGGGAACTTGACGCTTTCCCGCGCCGCGAATGTGATGGCTTCGCCCGTCCGCTTCTCGGGGTCTTCGATGGTCAATATGTCGGAAGACCACTCCGGCGGCAACTCGTCGCCGGGGGCCAATTCGAACAGACAAGCCGAGCCATTGCGCTTGTAGCCGAACATTTTGATGCTGAGGGTCATCGCGGGAACCTTAGTTATAGCCCCAAATCTCGAAGAGATCGACGACGATATCCGTGGCGGTCGTCGCCGCGTTGCCCGTAACGGCGATATTGATCGCCGCGTTTTCGACGGCGGCAACGTAGGATGGCGCCGGAAGCGTGATCAGCGTCGTGCCATTATAGGCGATGTATTGCCCGGCGACTTGCGTGTTCGAATTCGGAGCGCCGTATTTGGCGATCCAGCCTTCCAGAATAAACCCGCCGCCGCTGGTCGTGAGGGTGCTCGTGGTGATCAGCGTCGTGCCGCCAGTGCCGACCGTCGACCCAACAGTGGCCGTTGCCGGATTATAGATTAGCTTGACGGTCTTGGTGTTGCCGTTGGCCGCGAAATGGCCGATGATGCGAACGCGAAGGCCCGCCGTCGCGACATTGACGAGCGGGAGCGCGTTGCCCTGCGGAGCATAGTTAAACGTGTTCGCCGGCAGAGCGTAGCTTGCGATCACATTGTCCGCGCCGGTGGCGCCGGGGGAAAGTCCAGCGCTCGACGTTCCGGTCTGGCGCGTCAGAATGGTTCCGAAGGCGCCGGCGCTGCGGCCGAGGCCATCGAAATTCGGAAGGCCTTCTTCACTTACGGAGAGAGTAGCCGTGGCTGTCATTGTTACGATCCTTTGATGAGGCCGAGATTAACCAAGGCCGTGCGAAGGGCGTTGGCTTCGGCGATTTGCGTGGCCGCCGCGTTGGCGAGGCTGGTGTTGATGATGGTGAACTCTATGTGCGCGGTGCCTTCGATGAAGGTCGTGACGCTGGTCGCCGCCACCTCCAATGTCGCGCCAGCCGCACCCGTCACCGCGCCAGAGATGGCCGTCGCCGCCTGCGTCGCGCCCGTGGCGTAAGCCCCGGAAACCGAGATGACGCCGCCCGTCGCCGCCGTGCCGCTGATTTGAGCGGTGAGCGTAACGGCCTTGCCACTGGTCGTAATCGGATTGTCAGCCCGGAAGAGCACGCTAACAATCGAGAACGCGAACGGCATCGCGATCTTATAGACCTGACTATTCGCCACGGCGGCCATCGATCCGAGAGGCAAAAGAATGGTCTGTTCGAACGCGACAGCCGCGACACCCGTGGTGGGAGCCGCGGTTCCACCGCTGTTGTCGGTGACGGCGGCTTGCGCCGCCGCCGTGGGCTGAGAGATCGGTGTCGCGCCATAGAACGCGAGCAGTTCCGTCGCTGTGTTTGGGATGAGATACGTCACGCGCGCTCTCCTTACGTGCCAGAGAGGCGAACGGCTTGGCGGGGGTCGATGGTCTGGAGGCCATAGAGCACGTCGAAACGCCAAATGTTATTGTCGTTCTTGCCATCCCAGAACGAGCACAGCCGAACGTTGATGCCCTTGTGCGACATGCGCGAGACCGTCGCATTGCCGCCCTGCGGACGTTCCAACGGAACCATGACCATCGCGAATGCGTTCTTGTTGAACACGACGTTGTTGATGTAGGACGTGCTCGCCGTGCCTACCCAAGTCACTACGGCGTTGGTCGCCGGGCCAGCGCTGGCGTTCTGCCACGCGCTATTGGTGATGACCGGAGGCGATGCGGTGACGACTAGAGCGCCGCCGCTGTCCGCCGTGAACACTTGGCCAGGGTTGCCCGCGACGACGAACTGCTTGAGATAGGGCAGCGCGACCTTGTTTCTCGGGTTAACATCATAGACGCCGGCCAGCGTGAACACCTCGCCCGCGTTGACCGTTCCGCCGTTGCCGAGGCCGGTCATCGTGAAACTCTGCTGATTGGTGTCCTTGGTCGCGGCCCAAGTCTGCGTCAGCGTGCCGCCGTTGAGCGTCCCGTTGGTGCGCGTTCCGCAGGTCTGGGTATAATAGTTCTGCGTCTTGAACAGCTCAACGCCGTCGATCGGAGGAAGCTTGCCATTCTGGTAAACGTCCTTGACGAGATCGGTCGCGAAGATCGAGGTCGGACCAGTCAGGTTGGCCTGCAAGCCGCGCGCGTCGGCCGGCGAGACAATGCCGGTGCGCGGCGAAGTGCCGATCGACGTATCGTCGAGACGCTGCGTCGCGGCGGCGAACGAATTGAAGTTCGACAGGACGTTGCCCGGAGTGCCGACCCAATTGGGGATATTGCCGACGAGCTGCGACACATCCTGATCGACGCCTTGGGCAATGGTGATCATCGCCGGCTCGATAAATCGCTCCGAGAACTCGGTGATATCGAGCGTCATGTCCTTCGATGTGAAGTTCATGTCGGCGCCGCCCTGCATATTGACGTTGATCTGCACCGAGCCTTCCTGAACGTCCTGCACCGAGGCGACCGGGCCACGACGGTAGGTGAATTCAGTCGGGCGCCGAACGGTGATAACCGAGCCGGGGCGATAGCCATTGAGGTTCTTGGAGTATTCCTCCTCGTATCCCCTGTAGACTTGGTTCGCGAACACGAGATTGTTTTCGAGAACCTCGACCGCGCGCTTGGCGATCAAACCGTAAGTTAAGACATTCTGCTGTACCATTGGATTTAAGCCCTATGATTTGTCACTCACGCGCGGCTTTTCTCGCGGCAAACCATTTCTTGAACTCGCCCGGAGATAGTTTTTCAACCTGATCGGCGGTGAGGTCTTTTTTCTCCATCGCTGGAGCGGGGTTTGTCACAGGCGCTACGGGCGCGGGTGCTTTGCTGATCTTCTTTGGCTCGGGTTTCGACAGACGAGATTCCAGCCTGCCAATCTCGGCGTGCTGCCGATGGATGGGCATGTCGTTGAGTTCGTGAACCTTGTCGGGATGCTTGGCGAGGTAGTAGGCTAGCTGCGGCCCCTTATCGCTTTCCAAGATCAGAGTTATCGTGCTCGGATGGCTTGGCGACACGCTCGCGGACTGCGTGACCTTATCGAAGTCCTTGACGAACTTTCGAACATCGTTCGCGCGGTCCTTGAACGTCTCGACGATAGTGTTGTTTCGCAATTCCGTTTCGACCTTGGCGCGCTCCGCGTTCTTTTTAAGTTCGCGGGAGACCATCATCTTCATGGTCTCGTAAGCCGTCTCGGCCTTGGAGAATTGCAAATAATCGGGGTAATCAGCTTCTTTTGGCGCGGGGCCGATCTCGCGCTCAACCGCGTCGGCGAGCGCCTTGGATTCCTCGACCTTCGGAACGGCTTGACGTAGACGCTCAATCTCAGCCTGCGCTTCCGCCAGCTTCGCCTTGAGACGCGCGCTTCCCGAGAGCTTGCCGGGTTTTTCCGGCTCGCCTCGTAGCGCCGCTAGTTCCGTTTCCTCGTCGTCATGATCTTCCTCGCCGTCTTCTACCTCGGGTTCGTCATCCTTCTCAGGCTCCGCCTCTTGCGTGGCGGGAACCTCCTTGCTTGGTTCATCGTCGTGCGACCCGATGTCTCTGCCGTCATCCGGGGATGAATCGAGAAGGCTATCTTCCGTGCCGGCATCAAGATCGATGATGCCGTCATGATCATTGTTGGCTTCATGGGTTGATGGCGTCGCCAGCGTAGGAGCCTGCTCGACCACCAATGCATTATTGGCCATTAGTCACACCTTCTCTATGCCAGCGTCGCCGCCAGCTCGTTTCGCTTCCCGCGATTTGCGGAGGGGTATCCGGCGCGTTAACGCCAAATTTCGTTATTGAGCCTCGGACGGCGCGGCCTCTTGCGGCGCACCCTGTTCTGGCGGCTCTGAAGGGGGCGCTGGGTTGGTTTGCGCTTGTCCTAGCCCCTGTGATGGCTGCGATGCTGCTTGCTGCGCCTGCGGGGCCTCCGCCGCGATTTGAGCCGCGACGTGCGCGCCAAGGAACCGCAGCATCTCGTCGGTCTTGTTCACGAAGTCATGTAGCTTGGCTTGGTCGATCGGAGGGCCGTTCTGGCCCATCGTCGATTGCAGCGCGACAAGTTCCATTTCAGCCTTCATGTTCAAAAGGCTTTGGTGAACAAGCTCCATTTCCTTCTTCTTGACATCAAGGCCGGAAATTTCGCTTTGCGCCTGCGACTTGGTGACATCGGCTTGCGACCGCGCCATCTCCCCATGTGACTTGGCGACCAAGGCTTGCGCTTCGGCCATTTTCACCGGATCAGGGGGAGGAGGAGCCGGCGGCGGCTTATTGTCCTGCTTGGCGATTTGCGCTTGTATCGCCGGGGGCAATAATGTTTGCAACCGCTCGGCGACATCATCCTTTTCCGGCCAGTCCTGCGCCTTGGCGATCTTGTCGGCGATCAGTGGCGCGGCTTGGGGGAACGCCTTGATGAAATCAGTCATGCCATTGCGGGCTTCTTCCCGCTGCGTCTGATAGCTCGGCCCCATTTCCATCTGAATATCGTAAATGCCGACTGTGATATCGTTTTCCATCGCGACGGGAGCACCGTCGATCTGAATCCCGTCCTTCGGCTGATTGATCGCGACTTGGCGCGATTTCCCATCTGGCCCCAGAATATGGATCGTGCGCGCCGTGTCATAGAAATAGGGGATTAGATCATTGATGACGCGGGCGGTTTGCGTGATCGACAGCGCGAAATTCGCCATGTAAACGAATGTTCCGGTGTCTCCCTGCTGTTCGCGTGAATTGATCGCGACGCCGCTGGTCTCGTTCGATTGCGCGCCGAGCGACGCATTGTAAATTCCGACAACCGCCTGCATGTCAGCCGCGGCGTCGGCGATGCACTCGGTTAGGCCCGGCGAAGTCGTCGGCGGGGCCTGCCGTTGCGGCGCGGCGCTGCCATTCTTTGGATCAGGCGTGTAACGCAGATACGGCCAGTTCTTGACGTTGGCGGTGTCCCATTCCTCGGAATAGTCCTTGAAATTTTCCTCGGTTCCGACGAATGGTGATTTTGGTTGCAACCCGACGAATTCGGTTTGCGTCGACCGAGCGTAGTTGTAGGCCCGCTGCGGATCGGCGGCGAAGCGCACGATCCCATGTCGCTCCCGGCGCGAACCGACCTTGATTTCCTCGCCAATAATCGGAATGACCGGGATGTAGCGGCCGGACCATTTTTTCGGCGCCGTCAAGAACTCGACGCAATTCATCATCCGATGCCAGATCTCGAAGCCGTCCACCTCGAATTCTTCGCCGCCGATCGGCGGGGTCGCTTGGTCGTCGGCGGTCGGTTCGGTGATGTTCTGAATGGTGCCATCCGGCATCCGCATCATCTTGATTTTTGTCTTGATCTTATACCAATATCGGGCGACGCGAATTCTGTCGTCGTCATACCAATTATCAATCTGGTAGCCGCTTTCCGTTCCGATGTCGTCGATGGCGTGGTCGGGATAGGTATCCTTATACGCCTCGCGCGTCATATCGACCGGAACGAAGCAAAACACCGCGTCGCTGCGATCTTTCTTCCTGGCGTCAGGGTCCCAAATCACCGCGACTTGATCGTCCAGCGTGCGGAGGATTAAATCCTGCTCGCCGACGAGATTATATTCCCCAGCGACCTCCCAATGACCTATGCCGCTGGCGACCTGGCTATCCGCGCCATCGACATAGACATCGAGCGCGGCGTCGCTGGCATTCTCGATATGCCGAATTAGCCCCTCGCGGATTTCCGCGATCGCCTCGTCGGCGCCGGCGTGCGTCGGAACCACCTTGATCGCCGGCCGCATCTTGCGCATGTTGCCAGTGACCTGGCGGACGAACTGGCCCATGCGGTTGAAGGTGAGAACCGGGCGGCCATCGTCGATGCGCTGGGTTGCTAAGGTGGAATCCCATTGAACCCCGGCGAGGAAGTTTAGGTCTTCATATGCGTGCTCGATATTGTATCGGTCTTTAGTCCAACCCCGATGGTAACGCGCCAACGCCTGGACGTGATCAACCTCGATCCGCGCGACATGCGGGTTCTGGGTCGTCAGCGCGCCCTGCTTGGCGTCGGACGTGACTATGCGCTCGCTCGCCTCGTCACTTTCGGGGCGGTCGATGTCGCCGTCAAGATCAGCCATTCGTGGGCGTTACCTTTGTCTCGTCAAGCTGATTTTCTGGCCACTTGGATAGCTCAAGTGGGCGAATTGGAATATGAGGCAAAGCCGTTTCGGTGACTTTGAACCCGCGTCTGCGACAGGCTTCCGCCGCGCGCTGCCCTACGTCATCGTCCGGCAATTCCATCTGGGCTTCGATGCCATGCGTGAAGGCGTCAACTTGCACGTATGGCATTCGCTACCCCATGAAACTGTATCGAGATCCACCGCCAACCGCGCTAGACCTCACGCGCGGCTTGCCGGTCTTCGGCTCTTCGTATGCGACGCACATAAGCCCAAAGGCGTCGGCCGCATGGCTTGACCAGTCGTGATCTGGTCCAAGGTCAGCGCCACGATGCTCGTCTATCTTGGCATGGTAGGAACCTAGAGCATCCATGCCGTCGCGCGTCGTCGCCTCGTTTATCCAGATAGACGGGAACAACCGCCGCGTCGCCTCGACACGAGCCATCGCCGCGCCCGTCCCTTGGTTCTTTATTGAGGTGGCCTCGAACCCGGCTTGAATAAGCCCGCTCTCATAACTGACGTGGTAAACCCTATCGTTCGTCACGCCGTCATGCGGGAGAATACAAAACGCATCGCCATAGCCGTTTTGCCGCAACCAAGCCACATGTGCAGCGAGCGGCTGGCCCTGCGCCTCGTAATAATCCAATATCCTGATTTCACGGCCAACGAATTGGCAAATCCATATCGCGCAAGCGTCCGACTTCGCGCCAGTCCCGCCGATGTCCCAAACCGCCCGGATCGTCATGAGCGGGTCGCGCGCCACGCGGCCCAAGCGTCCCTCGCCCTTCATCGTGGCGATTTGTTGGGCGTAATAGGCGCCGGTCATGACCGTCGCGTAGCCGCCTTCCCATATGTGATCGTATTGGTCTGGGGCGGTGCGCAAGCAATCGAGGCGTTCTGCCTCCAGAACCTTCGGGAACCAAGGATTATCCCGCCAGTTCGATTTAACGACGACCGCGCCGGTAGGCAGGCTGTCGCCGCGAAACATAGCGTCTACAGGGTCTTTCTTTCGGCGCGGGTTCCAACTAAACCAAAGTTGAGAACCATCGGCGCGGATCGTGGGGCGAAGAATTTGCAGCGACCTCGCCGAGCAAGACTGGCCTTCCTCGAACCAAGCCCGCTTCGCCCCCTCAAGTGACTTAGCACTTTCCGCTGTATGATCCTGCATCCCTTGAAAGACGATAGCGCCGTCGCCCGGTGTCTTTATGCGATCTTCGTAAACCTTGAACCCGTCAGCCTCGCCAAGCCCAAAATCAACGAGCTTCGCTTCGATCAACCGTTTGGCCGAATCCTTTAGGCTCTTTTGAACCTCGCGGAGACAGACCGAAAACAGCCCTTTCTCGGCTAGGCTATCCTCGATAAGAAGACCGGCGAAGAAATGGCTCTTGGCTCCCCCGCGTCCGCCAAAGCTGGCCTTGTATCTCGCCGGCTCCAGCAGAGGCGCGAAGACCTCCGCCGTGGGGATTTCAAGAGAGCGCAATCAGTTGACAGTCCCGCTCGCGGCTTCGTCGATCATGGCTCGCCAATTATTCGCGCCCCAATCGTAAATGTCGTATTGAACCTTGTCGAGCATCGCGACGGTCGGCTCACGCATCTCGGCCAACACCAAATCAGCGGCACTCGTCGCCCTTTCCCAGCTATTCGGCGTGTCATCCTTCGAGACATAGCCGTCGTAATAATCACCGATGACCTTGGCGATGCGGTCGCGCATATCGCTCACGCCGCGACATCCTTGAACTTGGCGAACTCCGGCGCATACCACTCGCCGCTCTGCGCCCAACGCTCCCAAATCGTCTCGCCGTGATGCACGACCCTCGCCGGCAATCTCGCCGATCGGATCGCCTCGCGCTTCGCCGCCTCGAACGAAGTCTCATTCGCCACGACGCGCCAGTCGCGGTTCATCATGGCTTGGGCGGTGAATGGATAGTCTTCGATCATGGCTTATCCTCAGGCGCATCTTCTAGGTCTCGCCCACCTAACTGATCTCTAGCCACAAACTTTGAACACCAATCAGATTCACGAAATGTAATTGGCCACGCAACATATAAGCCAACGTCTCCGATCGCGCTTAGACCGCTACTGCTAATATCTTTCGATGGGATCGGCGACGGCGCATGGTAGCGACAAATTCCTTCGTCCTGGTAACCATCTGCGCTTTTACCTTCAGTGAGTTCCCAGAAGGTGCACACCCCACACTCCCCCCGCTCGCGCCGGCGCCGTTTATTACTCATCACTCACCATCCGCCTCGGTCGCCATCGTCTTCTCGAAATCATAAGCCAGCGCCGCCATGCCGGCGTAAACCGTCCAAAGCGGGACGCCCGCTTGAACGATATGCCCGTCGCGCACGCGATAAGGAGCGCCTGCCACGAACTTCGCATCCGGCGGCACGTTTGGATTTTCCGCCTCGCACATCTTCCGCGCCAGCTTTTCAATGTCGCTGTTGCGCGCTAGAGTTCGCGGGTCAATCTCTGCCGCCAGCGCTTCGCTGGCAGCGCTCTTATCGGGACGCGGCGGAACGAATTGCGTTAGCTTCTTGTCTGGGCGCCCCTTCGCCAAGGCTCTGGCGTTGCGCGGAACCCATTTCCAGCCCTTGGCGGAAATTGACCGATCGCAGGCTTCAGCCACGAAACACGCTTGATCCTCGTCCCAATGCGGACCTTGGGGGATATCGGGCTTGCTCGGCTCGATACGAACATCCATCACTTGGCCTCACACTTCTTCTTCGGGCCAACAAATTCGCGCTCGCAAGTGGAGCAATAAAAATAATCCCCTGCGGTAACAGGATGGCAATAGAACTTGGCTCGTTTCTCTTTGACTAGAAAGAGAGTGAAGCAATAGCAATGCGGACATTGTTCTCCGCCAATAGGAGTAGTGCTCATCACTTACCCTCGCGCTGGCGGCGAAACCATGTCCGCCGGCTCACGCCGCGATCCTATATTTCACACGCCGCCGAGTTGGCTCAACATCTCGATTGACCAAGTTTGGCAAAAACGCGATCAAAGTCTCCTCCGTGCGGCGAGCCTGCTTGAGCGTATAGAACAGCCCTATTGAGACCATGTTTGGCCTTCGGCCAGACGCCACCATCCATTGATAAACGGCGCTGTCCTGCATCGAGAAGTGCGCTTGGCGCCTTGTATGGAAATCCCTAGTCAGACCTACATAGATCGGCGCATCCGTCGCCGGATCGACCATCAGATAGACGTGCCACTTGGGCTGCCATCTTTCTTCTTCTTTTTCGGGTTCCGCTTGCGCCATTCCCGCATGTAGCCCTTCATGTATTCCTTCATGTAGGCTTTGTGAGCGGCGTTCCGGTCGTATTTCGGTTTCTTCTTCTCGATATCCACACTCTTGGCATGATCTTGAGGAGGCGTCGGCGACTGCGGCTCCGCACTCGGAGCAGGCGAAACGAGTTTGCATGATTTACCCTTTTTGGGGGCGAATTTGATAACCATGCCGTCTCTTATCAGTTAAGGCCCTTAACGTCAAACCTAAAGCCCTTAACGCCGCCCGCTATCAACCCTTCTCTTCGCCCTTCTCCGCCCGCACGATCACCCGCCGTATTTCCTGAATGATCGCGCCGCCGTCCTTGCCGGCAAGCTCATGGTCGATCTTGTCGCGCCATTCGGCCTTGCGGCGGTTTTTCAGCCAAAAAATCATCGCGCTTGTGTCTGGCGGGACATGTTCGCGGAAAGGCGCATAGACGGGCTCTTGCGCGCCCGAAGGCATGAAAATCTTAACTGAATCGAATGTATAGCCGTTTGCCCGATGGAACAGGCTTCGCTCAACTCTGTCGTCCGCTGGCTCTTTCCCGATCTTTATGGCCTGACAAAACTCAGGGTAGGAGACTGACCACCGAGCTATTGTTCTAACTGAAACATCAAAGAAATCAGCGAGATCGTCGTCTGTCGCGCCCAACAAACATAGCTTTTTGGCTTGCTGAGGGTATTCCGGCTTGTAAGAGGCGCGGCGGCCAACTTTTTGCTTCTCGTCAGGGGGTTTTTTCTTTGTCATTCATCAATCGTTGAAAATTGGCGACGTTGGCACTCGATGCTCATTCTGGTTTCCGCTCTCACTCCGCGCTCGGCTTCCAATTGCTGGACGCGCCGGCGCAAATCGGAGATGGCCTCGTCCTGGCTCAACTGCCCCTTGCATATCTCGGCGAGGGCGGTGGAAAGATCGGTGATTTGGCGGGACATTGTATCGATGCGTCCCGTTCCACGCTCTAGGACCTTGAGGCGGTGTTGCGTGCCTTCGGTCATGTCGCCTCGCGGGGAATTGGTCGGGTTGGTTTGAGACGCTAACCCGCATTTCGTCTGATCCCGGTCGCTATCCGGTCACGCCTAAAGCTACTCGCGCATTTCTGTCCAGCGCGATAGGACTAAGCTTTCGAGCGGGCTACGAAGCCTTGATCACTCAAGGCTCACACTCACCGTAATGAGATGCCGCCGCTGGAACCAGCTCGAAACTGTCTCCGCCCTTTCCGCGTCGTCTCCCGATAGGCGGCTTAAACCATCGGGATGACGAGCGGGAGGGCGAAACGCGAAACGCCCGCAGCACTTAGCGCGGGCGAAATTCCTCTTATCTCAAATCGCACGATAAATCCCCGCGAAATACTTGTCAAGCCTGCGTTTTCGATTTTGCGCTAAATTCGTCACGCGCTCAACCGAACCGGCTCCACAAGGGCTTCCTCGCCTGGGAGTCTCCTTTGCCGTGCGCTCATGTCGATTGCCTTCTCGTCATGCCCCTGCAACTTGAATTCGATGACGAGCGCCGATAACCCCTGATAGATTAGCTCGGCTTGGTATAAGCTCGTTATTTCCTTGCCTCGCAACGCCTCTTTCGTGGCGCTGGATACGCCGGGCGTTTTGCACTGGCCCAACACGCTTTCCAACCGCATCAACTTCTCGGTCGCGCGTCCAACCGTTTCGTCGTCTGGATCATCCGCGAGGGATTTTCCGTGAGTCTCGCCAATGACTATACCTTGCGGATTTCGTTGGACATTTAACACGATTCTGTCGTATCCTTCAAGAATATTCAACGCGCGAAACGCCGCCTCCCACATGATGGCGGAAATGGCGCGGGGCTCACCGAGCGCGAACATGCGACCGATCGGAGATTCGAGTTTCGGTTCCTTGACGAGCGTCTGTATCACGAGTTTTGCCCTTTGCCAGTGCGCGATGCGTTCGAAGTCTCGATTCCGCTCTTCCGTCCGAGCGCGACGCCCAGCGGAATACTCGGAAGACATGATCTTGCCGTTCTCGTCTCGAATCGCCCCATCTTTCCTGGGGCGCCCACGTTTAGCCATGTGATCTTTCCTTGCATTCGAGCGGGGAGACGCGGCGGGGTTACGCGGGGGGAATTAACGTAGCTTGTCAGGGAAACTCAGAGGCGAGCCGTAGAGCGCTTTGGCCACCTCGGTTGCTAGCGGGCCGCTTACGCGCCTGTCGCCCCGCTTTGCGCTCGATGGCGGGGCCTTGCGTTCTCGCCTGCCCGGTTCGATCTTGGCGTGCGTGACCGTGAAGCTCGGCGGCTTCCGTTTCATTCGTGGTCTTCGCGTTCCGGCGCCAAGTATCCGACTATCGAACAAATCGCCTCAATGAATTCGTAGGCGTTCTCGATAACTCGGTCGGTTTGGTAAATCGTCTCCGAGCATCTGATCCGCTGCTTTGCGACAAACAACCGACACACACTCCAAAGATTTTCCTTCGCCTCATTGATCGGCTCTCGCGGCACGATCACGAACCCCGCTTCGTTGAGAGCGGCGATATGCGCGGCGATGGCCGCGCGGGCGTATTTGCGCTTCGCCTCGATATGGCTTTCGTGGTAGCCTTCAACGCTTGGATCGGCGTCGATTAGCGCCAGAGCCACGCGCTCGATCATCTCGTTGCTCATGGTCACGCCCCTCATTGATGGTAGTCTTCCGCGACGACCTCGCGTGCCTCGCGCTCTCGTTTCACAATCCAATAATTGCACTTGTCGCGAAACTCTTGCGCGCTACTCATCGCGGCGCCACACGTGATTGCATCGTCTATCTTGCGCCGCCAGTAGCCGCGCTCGGCGTATAATTGATCGAGCGTTTGGTCGCCCCAAGGAATGTTTGGCTTGACCGCCAAGGAAGGGGGAAGATCGCTAGCTACCTTTTTCGTGGCGTCGGGAATATGGTTGTCAACTGGACAATATTGCGCCACAACTGTATGATAATTCTCAGGGTTAACCCCTGGCGCTGCGTCAGGCGCAGGATTTTTCCAACCCAAGGATTCGGCTTGTTTTGCGGGCTCATCACCGAGCCTGATTTCCAACCCGGCCCGAATGTCCTTCACCATTTGCGGAATGTCGGAATCGTAAATCACCCCGATGATCTTGGCTTTGTCAGGACGATAACCGATTAGATTGGATAGGGCGGTGAGTAAGCTGCGCTCGATTAGGTCGGTCATGGGGTTTCCTCTCGTTCTCTCGGGAGATTGACCGGCGCTAGGCTCACCGGCTTGTCACGCTTCGCCGCCGACATTCGACCAGTGGCGACGGCCTGCTTGCGGGTGCCGGCCACGAGTTTCGTTAATCGGTCTTTTTTTGGCTTCTCGACTAGCATTGTCTAGTTCCCGATCTTTTTCAGGCTATTCCGCCAGATTTATCTAATTGAGCCAAGACCTGCCTGTTCCCATATTCTATATTCTCTGAGACAACTTTCATTGCCATTTCTGGCGTCACACGGCGCTGGTCCTGCATTGCAACTATCTTCCCGACCATGTTGCTGGCGATAGCAAGCATTTCGAGTGCGTTCATTTTTCCAGCGTGTTTGTCCAGCAGCGCACAAAGGTCTTGGTATGCGATCTCATGTTCTGGCCAAGCCGATTGAACTTTCGTCTTCATGTCCCGACCTTCTCTTTCGTCCCGGCCCATACGAACTCTCCATCTTCGCCGACGGGGAAATGCGTTCCACAATGGCAGCAAAATGTCCCGCTGTAGAAGTCAGGTTGGCGCGCGTATGTTTCTGCGAGCGTTTGACCCATGGTGGTCACGCCTCGGCATTTCAGGTGCACGTAGGAGCGCCGCACGGGACGCACGAAGCCCTTGGCGCGCTCTTCCTCGGCGAGAACGACATAGCCTTCTTGCTGGCCGTTTTCTTTCAGAGTGGTATGCCCAGGATAAATTTGCGTCCCGTCAGAGAGTGTCTTGCGTGGTTCATTGTCCATTGTTTCTCTCCATTACGATCATCGTCCCCACCTGACGGCCTCTTCTCGGTAATTGTAGAACCGCTCCGCCCTAAGCTCCCGCGCCGCCGTGCGGGGCTTCTCAATCGCCGCCCGCTGCGCCGCCTCCTTGGCCTTCTTCTCGCGTTCCTTGCGCATCTCCCAACCGCCTTGATCAAGGTATCGCTGGTTGTCGCGCTGTCGATATTCGGCGTAGCCCGGATCGATATGCCTTCGGATCGTATGGACCGCGACGCCAAACTCTCTCTCGATTGCTCGCCACGATGCGCCATCGGCCTTCATGGCCTTCGCCTTTTCAGCCCAAGCCGGCGGCTCCTTGTGGGTGAAATTGATCGATCGAATGTCAACCCGGATTTTGTTGCGAGCGAGCCATTTCGCCACCGTGGTTTCACCAACGCCGATGGCGCGGGCGATTATCTCGATCGTGGCGCCATCCTTGCGCAGTTCGATGGCGCGGGGAATCCAGTCTGGGCCAACGAATGTCATGGTCTGTCTTTTCTCGCATTCGATTGGCGGCGTCGGTCCAGGCGGATACCTATCAAGCCAGCGTTTAACGCCCTCTTGGCCGGCGCCAACCGCCGCCGCGATCTTCCGCTGCGAGACGCCAGCGGCTTTCATCGCTTGGGCGCGGGGGAGCCATTCTGGAGGGTTGCGAGGCGGGGTGATGGTCATGCAACCTCCAATTTTTTGCCGGCGTTCTCGGCCAGCCAGCGTTTAATTTTCGGATTCTCGTCAGGCGGATCGCCCCATTGCGGCGCCCACGATTGCGGGTTTTCGCGCCACTTCTCGACGGCTCGGCGAAGGTTGTCTTCTGGCATCGGATACATGCTGCCAATGTCGATTTTCCGCCCCACATCGGGAGGTTTTTGCGGACATTTTGCAAACGCTTCGGCGATCGCTTTATCGAACCAGCGCAGGCCCTTATCCTTCGCCGCCGGCAGTTTTGATCGAATGACCGAAAGGCACAGATCGGCGGGGAACCCTTGGGCCAGCCAGACAGCAACCTCGCCGGTTGCGGGCGGGACACCGGCGCCGGCAGCGCGATAGGCGTCGCAAATAGCGACCCGAAGTTTCATTTCCTCGGTTTCAGCCTTCGGAGCGCGCGCGGGTTCAACAACGCTCGCTGGAAGGTTATCTCCTATATCCCTCCTTCCTCCTTCCTCCTTCCTCTGCGACTCTTTTTCCGTAGGGCCAGGGGACGGCTGGGGGACGGCTGGGGTAGCAATGGCGGAATGGCGCTCTTTTGATCCAGTGAATTTCGCCATTGCTGGGGAAATGTCAAAGCGGAACGACGGGTTTTTTGGTCGCTGATAACGTCCAAAGTTGCGGATATACCCGTAGGGCTTCCCCTCTACTTCCTCAATCCTCACGCAGTCTAGCTTGACAAACTCCGCGAGGATTTCCGCGAAGTCGAGATTGTCTGCGGGGAAAATGCGCGCCTTCAAAACGATTGGCTTCCACTCGAAAGCGCCGCTGTCGTCGCATTCCGTCCACAACAACGGCCACGCGGCCTTTGCCGCCATGCTCATTGACATATAAATCTCATCCGACGCGAGGCCGGGATGGATTGATCGGATACGCGCCATTACCGCTCCCGTCCTGAAATGAAGCTCGCCGCCGGGTCGCAAAACAGCTTGACCATCTTCGTCGGCCCCGTCCGCACCTTGGCGCAAATCACGTCAAGGTCGTTCTTGATCGTCTCGAAATGGTCGATCGCCACGGGATCGTTCGCGATGTATTCCGGCGAGCGCACGGCGTAATAGGCTTCCCGGTAGAGGAAGTTCACCACGTCGGCGCATTGCTCGATGTCGCCGCTGTTGCGGAGGTCTTGCAGCTGCGGGCGCCGGTCATTGGCGGCGCGGCCCTCGACCTGTCGGTTGAGTTGGCAAAACAGGTGAATTTGCACCTTCTCGCGCCGCGCCAGCGCCTTCAACCCGGTCATGATCTCGAAAATCTCTTGCACGCGGTTGCCGGAATAGCGGTCGGTCGCGTCGAGATAGTCGAGATGGTCGATCATCACCACGGCGAGGCGAATGTCGCGCGCCGCGAGGCGGGACTTGACCTGTTTGATGCGGGCTCCGAGCCGCGCCAAGGTGATGCGTTCGGAATCGTCGATCACGAGCGGAAGATCGCGCAACCGCTGCCATGCCTTCGCGACGCGGGCGCGGTCGGTTTCGTGCGGCAAATCCCGGTCAAGAATGCGCGAGAAGAAAATCGCGTTCGACGACGAATAGGCCAAGTCCGCCAGATGGCGCGAGACCGCCTGATCCTTTCCGTTCTCTAATGGGAACTCCAGAACGCCAAGGCCGGTTTGCGCGATGCGCCGAGCGGCAGACGTGGCGAATATGCTGTTGTGCGTAACAATATAATCATCGGTGACGTAAAGCCGTGACGGATGAGAAACCGAAATGCAGACGCACTCTTCCTCTTCGTGAGGTGTGATGGACTCGATAGTTGTCACTCTGAACCAAGAGCGGTCGGCAACGCGCTCCTTTTTCCGCGCCAGATGGAACGCATCCTCAATTCCGGCGCCAGAAATACAAATCTGATGGCAGTCTAATTTCTGTTCGCGCCCACCATTACCATCATGCACGAATGAAGGTTTTACAATTCTGCTTGTCCAATATCCGAGCGACCACGCAAGCTGGCAAACATCGTCTGCCAATCCGCTCGAAGCTGTCGCATAATATGCCGAGCCGTTCTTTTCCGCCCACCCGTCTGTGTCCATCAGTCCACGAAGAAGTTCGACGCGCGAGCGGCGGCTAGCGGATAGATAAACATCCGGGATTCTTTTTTCTTCGGCTCTCTTGCCCGTCATGCCAAGTTCGCGGAGCGCCGACATAAATACGTTCTCGCCATTGCCAGCCGCGCCGCTAATTCTGTAACAAAAGTCGCCGCATTTCTTTGATGTTACTCTGACCGGCAAAAGGCTATTGAGCCGATCAATTGTCTCATCGTCAGCAGTGGAGAATAAAGGTGTGGCGTGCATCGTGCTGCCGTTACCTATCATCGCCCCCACCAGCCATGGGTCGATTGACAAAAATTCATCATGCCCGAAATTACCGGAAACGCGCCGAACGGCCAAGCGGCTCTGATACCGCTTGCGAGTGAGCATCACTATTAGTTTCGCGGTGCTGACAACGCGCGGCGAATCCCAGTCTCTATATTTTACTTCCCAGAGATGGTCGGAACAACAAAACGTCTCGCGTCCGTCGGATAGCCTGACGCGATAGGTCAGAAGGCGACCGCGAGGATAGACCGCCGTAACGATGTTTTCGGTCCCATCTATCGAGGCGAGGCGGTCTCCGACTTTGACAGAGGAGAAATCAGTCCATCCCGTCTTCGTCTTTATCTTGCAATGGAGCGGTTGAGCCTTTCCCGCGCCTGGGCGACCAGCGGTAACGACAACTTCGCCAGGACGGTATCGCGTAACTTTATCGAGCGGATCAAACCCCGTCGTGAATGTCTCGAAACGAAGCTCTCCCGCTTGAACCCTGTCGATTTCATCAATAATCCCTCCCGCTATGTCTCCAGCCCACGCCACGGACGATCGGTCGTCGGCGTCGAGTATCGGGCGCGTCGTCTCGGAAAACCAATCCAGCGCCTTCGCTGGGCTTTCCGTCACCGGCATGTTGCGGGCGGACGCGCACAATTCAGCCGACGCAGCGATAATGGCGCGACGATGGGCTAGGTCACGCACGACGGTCGCGTAATCCGGCGCGTTGATGATCGGGGGCGCCTCAGCGCAAAGATGCGCGAGATATGCGCGCATGTTCTGGCCTTCCGGCATTTGGACATGCGCGAATGCGTCCTTCAACGTGACGACGTTCGCGACCTTGCCGGCGCCGACAGCTTCGGTTATCGCTTGATAGACCGCGCCGTGGACCGGATCGGCGAAATGCTCGACTTGCAGAATGCCTATGACGTGCGCGACAGCTTCGTTCCGCATGAGACACGCGCCCAAGACGGCTTGCTCGGCTTCGAGATTGCAAGGGCCTAGATCGGTCGGTGGGACGCTATTTTGTGCGGTCATCGTTCCCCGCGCTGGGCTTGAGGTTGGCCAGAACGCGGGCGGCAACACAGTCTAAACGATCGAACGTATCGGGCGCTTCGTCTTCGGGCGCGACTTCCTTCAACGCCAAATCGTCGAGGATCGCTTGCTGTTCGTAAAAGCGCATGAGATCGTTCATTCTGCCGCTCCATTGTTGAGAGCGGACAGGGGCGTTCTATGCGCGAACAGGACTTGTGTTGGCGTCTCGGCTATAATCTCGTCAGGAACGAATTTAACAACGGAGAAACCGAACTTGAACAGCCGGCGCAGTTCCGTCCGAGAGAACCATGATCGAAGCTGTTGCTCGGAAACGCATCCAACCCCGGCGTGCATTCCCTCAGGGATAAGTTCGCCTAATCGTCTCGGATCAATTCCAAGTTCCCAGTAGATCGGCGGATGCGTTCCAACATCGACGCCAGTGTCTTCTATCCATTGTTTGGTGAAGCCTGGGCGAAACGGGCCGCGCCCCTCCGAATCTTGGACCCGGAAAACATGCTTTACACGAGATAAATTTTGGGCTTTGTTTGAATCGGTCTTCATCGAACTACCTCACTCGTTGTTCGGTGGTGGCAAGTCGGCGCGAGGGATTCCAGCCCTCGCGTTCGGCGCGTTTCAAGATAGCACAAATGACGAACGCCGCGAAGTGTTTTCGCCGCGAACTCGCATGAATTTCCGGAGATTGCGGTCATTCCGCTGTCCTCCGGGTATCCCAATACGTCAGGCTTGGCGTGACAATCGAATATGAGTTTTGCGCCAATGCGTCGCGGAGCTTGTCCGCGAGGGCGACCGCCTTTTCAAACACCTCCTCATCCATCGCCGGGAATCTCGGATAGTTGATAAGACCAACGCGGAAACCGGCTTCTTCGCCGCCAGTGTAAATAAAATCGACAGGCTCTATTGTCACGCAAAGGCCGATATCAAGAACATAGGAGCGGATGATCTGCTTGGCGTGCGCGATGTCGCCGGCCATGTAGATTTGCGCGGTGAATGTTTTCGTGGTCGCTTTAGGCATCCATGGCCTCCAATTCCTGTTCCGCCATGAAGCAGAGCAGCGAGCATTCGCCTTTCGGCTCGTCTTCGAATTTCCCTCGCTTAGGGTCGAGCGCGTCAAGCGTGATGGGGGTTCCGTCATCTTCCCGCCAAAGCGCGCTTCCTTCACCAAGTCTGCGCTGGAGTGACGCCATCCGCTCGAATACGTCAGGAAAATCGACGCGGATCTTGTTCCAATATCCCATTCCGGCCTTGCAACAGCCGATGCAATTATTGTTATGATAACCAAGCCGATACATCTCCGGGACAGCTATTCCGGCGCGCTCTATCATCGCCAGGCAATCTGATTTCGTTAGCCCCGCATCGATCAGCGGAGTTTCGATGGAGATTTCAAAGTTCTGCTCTCTCAGTCGCGCGGCGCGCGCCACGTCAGGACCATCGGCGGTATATCCAAATACCGTGATATCGTCTGGCCTCGCGAATGCCATTGCTGGCTGTCTTTTAAGAAATCCCGTGCAAGGAGCTCCGGCGTGCGAGGTAATAAACCGCTCGCCCTCCCAAACAGCCCATGTGTCGGCATACTTGCCCTTCGGGAGGGTAATGATCTTAACGCCGAACCACCGCTCGCAGTCCATCAAGAACCGCGCGTTGTCGTGGCTCTCCGACCCGGGATCGCTATAAGTCACGACAACACGTTCTTTGCCGTATTTACGCAGGGTCAATTTCGTTGCGACCGCGCTTGCGGCCCCGCAGGAGAATCGGCAAACGACGCGATGCCCAGGGATTAGGCTCATTCCGCGTCTTCCTTCCGTGAGAGGCCGGCGGCGAGGGCGGCGCCTGAGAACAGATCGAGCGCGAGCGGCTTCATTGCGCTTCCTTCCCCGCCGCGACCCTGCGCCGCTCCGCGTCTTCGATCCGATCGCGGATGTAAGCCAGACGCGCGGCGTGTTCGGATTTCTCGGCTGTCGTGATATGCTTCGCCGTGTGGAGAAGGCGCGCGAGGGCGTCGCATGTTTCGAGTTGCGCGGGGGCGCTAAATTGGCGCTTCGTCATGCCGTCACCACGCCTGACGTGAACGGCGTTCCCGCGCGAGAGTTATTGCGCCTCGTCGCGCGTATCCTCGCCATCCGCGCCAACATCTCGGGATCGGGGCGCGATGACGCTCTCGCCATATGTTCGTCGCAGTAGACGCGCCCTTCAAATGTCTTGCCGCAACAGAAGTGGAAGCTCTCAGACAGGACCTCGCCAATCGGCCACTTGCACTCGCCATGCTTCAACGCGAGAACGGCGGCTCCCGCGCCAGTCGGCGCGTCAACCTTCGGCATGGGCGCAAACAGCATCTCGACTGGCTCTAAAGCGGGCTGGATCATCGGGGCGACCTCCGGCGCTGGAGTGGTGGCGGGGTTCGGGTTCGGCGCTTCCTTTGGCTTCTTTGGCGTCTTTGGGGCCTTGTGCGGTCCAGCGGTCGCCATCAACGGGCGTCTCTTGCCGGGCTGGCATTGTGTCAGTTCGATATGGAGCCGATGACGACGACCGATAACCATGTTTTTCGTGCATGACGCGCCAAGAACTGCCGCGATTTCTGGGTCGCCGCATCCCTGCTTGGCCAATCTCCGTAGCTCCGCGTCGCGGTCATCGTTCCAAAAACGGCTCATGGCGTGGCCTCGCGGGTTGACGCCACCATGATCGACATGCCTTCGACCGCCGCGCGTTCGATTGTTATTTTCTGAGCGAATTTGTCGTTCTCAATCACGCCGTGCGCTTGCAAAAGGTCGGAAACCGATTTCTCGACATTGCCCAAATCGATCTTCGACGCTCCCGTAACTTTGATCGTCAGCGCGTAGGGGCCTTCAACCATTCCGGGGCGCTGGCTGTTGAGCATGTAGCCGGCCTCCGTGAGCCATGAGAGATATTGCGGACTGCGAACCATGCTCGCGTGGGCGCCGCGCTTCACGGGCTTCCACAGGTCGTTTACCGACACTGGAGGCGGAAGATTGAGCGCGACGAACTGGCATGAGGAGCGGCCTAGCATCGCGTCACCGTCCGAACGCGCGAGAGACAGCGGCTTGGCCGAGCGGAGTGTCTTTCAAATCTCCAAGGGCGCCGAGATAGAGGTCGATCAACGCTTCCTCTTCCTCGCGCTTGGCCTTATCCTGCTTGCGGATGGCGATGACCTTGCGCATGACCTTCGGGTCATATCCGCTGGACTTTGCCTCGTCGAAAACGCTTTTGATATCGTCGGCGAGCGCGGCCTTCTCTTCGGACAATTTCTCGATGCGCTCGATAAACGCTCTTAGCTGGCCGGCTTCGGGAGTATTTGATCCTCCGCTCATAGATTTGCTCCCGGCTTCACGGGAATCTGCATCACGCGCGTTTGTCCGGGGCAGATCCATTCCTCGGGGTTTTTGCCGTCGATGCACAACTGGCGCATATCGTCGAGCGTCCGGGTCGTGATCGGCTTGATCGCGTTGTCTGGCGAGCGGGGAGGATCGATGTAATATGCCGCCGCCATGAGCGCCGAGATGATGACCGCGCCAGCGAAATCGACGTGCCACAACTTGAGTTTCATCACCCTCTCCATCATCCCCGGCGCCGCGCGAATTGCGCGAGCATCTGTATCCACATCATCAAGTCGATAAGCTTGCCAGCGGTCCAAGAAACGCCCTTCGCTAGCCAGTTCAAAACAGTCGCCGCGACACGCCAGAAAACGCGCGCCCATCCGCCCTTGAGCATGTTTTTCTTTCTTGCTTTTTGGAGTTGAACGCGGGGGAACCGATGCACGCTTGGAACGCGGGACGCTCACAAATTGGCGCGCAATTGATCGAGGCGCTTGCGCTTCGCGGCTATGTCGGCCTCAAGCGCGGCTTCCTCGCGGGCCTGCACGGCGGCGTCGAGCCAGTCGAAACGATTCGGCATGACGGCGGCGAGAAATTCCGGGCCATAGGTGGCGATAAGAGCCACCCACGCTTCGCTGTTGGGCGTCGCGGCCCCTTCGAGCCATCGCTTGACTTGATGCAGCCCACACCCGGTTTCCGCCGCGACATTCGCCGCTGTCTTGATCGGGTGGCGCGAGCGTAAAAACTCTTGGACACGACCGCCCAAATCCTTGGACCCATCGACACACGACATGCTCGGACTCCCATGCGAATTTCTCGGCATGGGTTGGTCGAGAAGAAAGCCGCTATGCAGAACAGCCGTCATGTCGTCGCCTTTTCAACCTTTGAACCGCTTGGCGTGCAGGCCGCGCGGATCGTCGAAACTCTTTCCCGAAAGTCCCCCGAGGCGAAGCGTTGGGACGCCTCAAGCCTCGGGGTAGTCGGAGCCAGGGAGGAACTGGCCCTCCGCGCGCCAAGGGAAGCGCGCGAAGCTTTGTTGCGCAACGTGCGCGAAACCATCCGCGCCCAAACCACAGAGGCCAATCCGGGGTCTATGAGCGCGGCGTCTTTGCGCCGTCATTGGCGCGAAGCTGATTGAACTCGTGAACTGGGAGAACGTTTGGCGGGAACCGGCGGCGGTGGGTATCGAGTCCGTCGCCGGGAACTGTTTGACGCGGGACGCTACAAATTCGAAAGACGCACGGCTCCTGGTTCTGGCTTGCTCGTGTTCACAACAATTCCCCAATCTCTCGCAAGCATGTCGCATTGGCTTGGCGTATAGGCATTCAGGGAACCGTCGTTCATGACCATCACGACGGCGGTGATGCGCCCATGAATTTGGATTTCGATATAGGCTGGCCTATGCCAATCGGATCGGCGCATACGACCACCATGCAAAACCGAGAACATCGCGCGCGAGAAATTGTAATCGCTCATCTCGCCTCCGAATGGTGAAGAAAGAACCCAACCAGCCCCACCACGCACACGACGAGCGCGGCGACGGACTGAATGAAGCGGGATGTGGAGGCGGGGAGGTTGCGGAGATGCGGGGTCAAATTCAGATCGTTCACGCGGCCTCCTGCATCTTCAAACACCAGCGTCTTGTGCGCTCCAGGTCCGCCGCCTTGCCGTCATAGACCGCGTATTGCTCGCGCGTGAACCGGCGCAGCAGCGGGAGAAATCCCGCGTCGTCATAGGCCCCAGCGCGGGCTTGCGTCTTGCCGAGATCGGCGTCGGGGATGTCGCGGAGAGCGAGCATCAGTCGATGCGTGAATTGAAGCTGTTCGATGGAAAGGGCGTCGGTCATGTCCGCTCTCCGGTCGGGGCGCGCTCGTCATAAGAAAGGTAAGCTGCATGAGCCAAGTCGGGAGACGAATAGTTGCCCAAGTTTAGCGTCTTGCCTTCGATCATTCGCATGGCGAAAAACGGCTTGGACTTGTAACGAGGGTTCATTCTAACCCCCATCGGAAGATCGGACTTCTTATGCTTCGCGGTCGAAGAGTTCTCGCGCGCCGTCGCGATGAAAACATTGCCGAGCGCGTAGGGGCCAACGTCGCCAGTGCGACACATCACGTAACCCTGTCCACGTCCACGGTCCGCGAATTTCCCGGACTGCTCCCAGACTTTCCACCATTCCCAGACCGTCAGTCGCCACTCTATTCCGCGCCTGACGGCATTGCTTTTTTGTGTGACAAACGCGCGGAGCGGGGTCCGCCATTGCGGCAATCCATTGGCCGCCATCTCCCGCGAGATCGCCCTAAGCTCTCTGTATTGGTCGACGGTGCAGCCCTTCTCGGCGAGGCATCGCTGCATCTTCGCGGAAAGAGCCTGCGAGCGGCGCACGGCGGACGTGAACTTCTGGCCACCGTCCTTGCCGGTCATGTCGCGGAGTTTCAGGAGTTGACGAACGCGCTCGCGGGAGACCCCATACGCGTCGCCAATCTCTTGCAGCGTCTTCCCGCTTCGATAGAGAGCGGCCATCGCGACCACGCGCGCGCTATCAGCGGCCCGAGGTCGTCCATCTCGGAAACGACAGCGCCTAACGAATTTTATCCCGTTCGCCTTAGCGTGTCTGTAGAGCGTGCCAATATGGATTCCGACTTGCCTCGCAGCCTCTTGCGGGGTCAGCCTATCCTTCGCGGCCTGCGTCAGCGCGTCCAGCATGGAATTACTGCATTCCGCCTTGTCTTCAACCGGAAACACAAGACCGTTCTTCCTCGCGAGGGCGCGAACATAAGCGATGCAAATATTTGCTTCCGCTGCTATTTCTTTGATGGACAACCCGCGTTCAACGCCATGCTTGACGATGGAGAGGGTTCTGATCGATCTAGGCTGAATCCCGGTCATCGCGCGACCCTCTCTATCGTTTGTCCTTTAGGGACTTCGACGAGAGCCGGCGCTTGCGGCGCTTCGATTTCCCCCGCGCCGCGAAAGGGCGCGGCGTGAAGCCGCAGCAGTTCGTCAGAGGTAAGACCGATCTCCCGACCGCGAGGGCTCGCAATCAGCGCTGGCCAATGAGCGACAGGAACCGACTTGCGCCGCTTCATTTCGGAGGCCGTGGAATAGTTACAGCCGATCGCCGCCGCTACGCCGCCAATTCCACCGAACTTCTCGAAGAGGTCGCTTACATTGTTCATGCCCCTTTTTACATCCGACGTGTTGGGCATGTCAACATTATTTATGTAAAAAGTTCAGGCATGACATTCTCATGAGCCAGACAATGAACGACCGCCTTAAAGAAGCCCGCGAAGAGTTCGGCCATAAGTCCGCTAGCGACGCGATACGCGCCCATGGCTGGGTCGGGTCGACCTACCGGGCGCATGAAAATAAGCAGAACAAATTTGATGTCGCGACGGCTGAGGCGTATGGGCGCGCATATAAGGTGAATGCGGCGTGGTTATTGACAGGCGAGGGCGAAAAATACATGATTGCTCATCCGAACATGCCGGGAAAGTTATTGCATGGCAGCAATTTACGCCTACCGCACATCCCAATTTTAGGCCGCGTCGCAGCGGCGTCCTGGACGGAAATTATGCAGTCGCAAGCAGTCGCCAGCGCACCGGCGTCAAGCCCGTTCCCGCCTGATCCCCGTTACCCTTTAGATGCACAATTCGACATGATCGTTGACGGGACCTCGATCAATCGGTTCGCGCAGCCGGGCGAGGCGTTGCGGTGCATCAACATCGTAAGATCAGGGGTCTTCGTTAATGACGGCGACTTGGTGATCGTCGAGCGCACGCGCGCCGGCATTCTCCGCGAGACCTCCGCCAAGCGGTTAAGGCGGAAGGGGCGTACGGTTGAGCTTTGGCCAGATTCCGACGATCCGCTTTGGCAAGAGCCCATTATTGTGAATAGCGACGGCCTTTCTGGCTCTGACGAGGTGGCCATAATCGCGAAGGTTCTCTGGAAATATCGGGAAGCCTAAAAAATTTCGACATAAATTACATTATATGTGTTGACCTCCAACATGCTCCATGTAATAACGGTTCCATCGCAGCCCGCCGATGGGAGCCCGCCATGACCAGCCAAGCCGACAACCGCACCTCCCTGCAAAAGAGCATCGACGATCAAATCGCCGCGCTTGTCGTTCTTCGCAAGCACGACGCGGCGCTGCCGCTCGCCTCGCACGCCGAGAACCCGGCGCTGCATTTTGAACGCCTCGCGGACTTCGCGAAGAAGGCCGGCGCGATTTCCGACCCCGTGTTGCTGACCGTCGCCTATGAGGCCGGGTTCGTCGGCCATGACCTGGACCGCGATATCCGCGCGCACTCGCATCTGGCGAGCGATTCCGACGCGCTGTGCGATTTCATTTACGAGCTTGAGCAACGCGCGGAACGCCGCCGCGACCAGCGCGCCGCCTAACCCCGCGCGGCTCACGGGCAGATTTGATCCACAATAGAGGAAACCGAGATGGGTTGCGACATTCACTTAGTTCTCGAGAAGCGCATTGAAGAGGGCCGTTGGGTCGCCGTCGATACGTTCAACGGACACCATCCCGCCCACCGCGAAAAAGGGCGTTCCATTAACTGGTCCTCTCCGGCGGCGCGCTCGCGCAACTATCGGCGCTTCGCCAAGCTGGCTGGCGTGCGTGGGGATGGCCCGGCGCCTCGCGGTCTTCCCGATGATCTATCGCAAACCGCGCGCTTCCTGTCGGACGACTACGGCGTAGACGGCCATTCGCATAGCTGGCTCGCGATTTCGGATGCGATCCCAATCTTCGACGAGACGGAATACTGGCTCGATTCCGAGACACCGGACACGTTCGCCCGCAAATTTCCGGCGGACTTCTTCTTCGGGATCGAGAGCGAACACATCGACAGCTATCGCCTCGTGTTCTGGTTCGACAACTAAACCCACCCGCGCGGCTCACGGGCCGCGCCAGTCCAACAAGGAACGACGATATGCCATCCATCGTCACTGGAAAACTTCCGGCCAAACTCGGCAATGAAATATCCGACGCAATACGCCGAGCTTTGGAAGCGGGGATGCAAACCGACGAAGCAGTCTGTGTCGTTGTATCTGTCGCCGCCGACTATGCGCGCGCTGAATACGGTAACGGTTACTTGCGGGATTTAGCAGGTGTCGTCACCGGGCGATCTGCGCAGCCTCTTCCTTCAAACTAACGGAACCCCCGCCATGCACCCCCAGCGATATGATCGCGCCGCGATATGCCGCCGCGCCCGGCGCGAGTTTCAGCAACGGCGCGGGTTCGGTCGTCCGATCTCATGGGCCGAAGCCATGCGCGTGGCGTGGAGAGTGGCGAAACACATTCGCAATTTGAAACTCGCAGCGTGAGGACGCCATGCAATACGCAATCCAATATTTGATCGAAGACATGTCCGACGCGCAACTCGGCACGCTCGCCTTCGCGGCGCCGTTTCTCGCGCTCTCGTTTCTTGGCCTTGGCGCCAAGATTTTGGGGGAATGATGAGCGCGAACGAACCTAAATGGACACCTGGTCCGTGGACGAACAGCGATGGCCTTGTGAACGGCATCGAAACGCGGGCCGGGTTTGGTCCGTCCAACAGAACGAGCTTGGATATTTTCGATGCGGCGGAATGGCCTCTCTCATTAGATCAAGAGGCGCAAGCGAACGCGCATCTAATCGCCGCCGCGCCGGAACTTTACGAGGCGCTTGAGTTGGCCATTTTCTGCATGGTCGCGAACGAAAAGATCAAGAACCCTGAATGGGACGAAAGGGCGACGCCGACGAGCGCAATCGGAAAGGCTCGCGCCATTCTTGCCAAAGCCAGAGGCGAACAAGCCGCGGCGTCGACCGTCTTCGACGAGATGATCGAGAACCCGCCATTCAATCCTACCGAGCACGAGCAGACGAAATAGGAGCGGGTGACGCCCCGCATCACCAGCGAGCGCGAGAAGATCGCGGCTTAACCACATGCAACAGGAGTGAGAGATGGCGACGGTAAGCACCCGGTTTTACGAGTTCGATCAGAACAACTCTGGGGGCTCGTTTGTGTTCGACGACTCGCGCGGCTTAGGCCCTGGAGTTTGGATCGAGGCGTTGGATAGCGATCATGCCAACACGCGCGCCGAGAGCATCGGGATCTATTTCGATGGAGTGCTAAGTGGTCAGGATTGCGGATGCTGCGGCGACCGTTGGGATCCGGCGCATGGGGGCGGCATCGAAGAGCCGATGATCGACGGCCCCTACACATTCATGTGGACCGATACGGTTTACGTCCACCGGATTGACGGGACGGTTGAGCGCGTGAAGAAGCCCGACGCCTAACCCCTCCGCTCCCCCAAGCGCCGCCCCGCGCGGCGTTTCAGAGAGTCGAGACGCAATGGAGAGAACCGTGTTTTCCAACCCCAATATCTTCGATGGCGTCGAGCCCAACGGACGCCTCACGCGCGGCACGGTCGCGGCGATGGTGGCCGCGATACCGCCCGGCACGCCATTGACCCGCGAGGCGGTGTCGGAAGCGCTGCGGCGGGACAGCTATTACCAAGTTCTGATCGACGCGCGGATTGATGAAGTCATGGCGCTGATCGCGGAGAAGACGGCGCATGTCGCGCACATGCGGAGGGCGGTGGGATGACGAAGATTCCTGAGGCGATGATCGAGCGCGCGGCGATAACCGAAACCGAACGCGAACTGGCGCGACACGCCCTCGGTTTGAAGGATGGGCGCAAGCAGTCCTATCGCAACCGTTATGTCGTCGACGCCGGGGAAGACCACGCGGCGTGGTGCGGTTTAGTCGAAAGGGGGTTGGCGCGCCGACGCGCCGGCAATCAGATAACCGGCGGGATGGATTGCTTCTGGCTCACGCGCGCCGGCGCCGAATCCGCCCTTAACCCCGGCGAGAAATTAGACCCGGAGGATTTCCCATGATCGCCTTCGTTCTCGCTCACCCGTGGCTATCCATCGGCGTCTGGCTCGTCTCGATGGGCGTGGCGTATCTGTTTGTGTTCGGCGCGTCGAAGGACAGCGGGAGGGACGGGGAATGACGACGTTCTACGAGTTCGCTAGCAGCAGCCCATTTCTGACATTCTTTCTAGCTGTCGGAATTGTTGAACTAATCAAATACTTCGCTCGCGCAATCCTCCGCGGCGTTCTAGTGAGCGTTCGGGGATGGCCTCCCGCGCATCTGGACGCTGACGGTGATTGGAAGCCAGAGCCGAAGAAAGACGACGAATGACCAGCAAACAATCCATACCGCCAGACCGCGCCACGCACGCCGCCTATGTCGACGCTGGGATGGCCCCGCTCGACGGCTATATCGACCGATGGGAAAAGCCGCGACCCAAAAATATCAAGATAGACCCGCCGCTTGAAGCCATCAAGGCGATTTGCACGTTCGGGCGGATCGTCGAGGGAATCGGGCTCGTGCTGTGCGCTCCGGGTCTCGTGTTGATGATCGCCGGCATGTGGATTGGGATGGGCGGCGGCGCGCTGTGGAACCGAGCGAAGGGGAGAGCGAAGTGAGCCTAATGACTGATCTTCTCAATGACGCCAAGGTCTATCGCGGACGGGCTCACAAGCTCATGCGGCAAGGGTATGTCGCTAACGCCAAGTCTTATCTTAGATCGGCACTGTATTGCGTCACTCAGGCGAAGCGTTTGCTAGGAAGGACGAACAAATGACCACGATGCTCGAAGCCGCTGTCGCGACGCACCTAGCACTTCGCGAACAATTGAAGGCGGAATATGCGCTTGACGACGACGATCAAGCGCTGATCGACACGCTTGATGGAATCTCCGATCTCAAGGAACTAATTTCCTATGCCGCCCGTCAGGCGCGTTACGAGGAAGCGCAATGCGAGGCGTGTAAGTCGCTTATTGCCGCGATGCAGGAGCGGATGCGGCGCCGAGGAGAGAAGGCCGAGAAGTTGCGGGCAGCGATCATCGCGGCGATGGAATCCGCTAGCGAGCGCAAAGTCGATGCTCCAGATTGCACGATCAGCATTAGCGCCGGTAAAGCCAAGGTGGTTGTCGTTAGAGAAGCCTCGGAATCCTGCCCGAAGCGCTACGTGCGCGTGAAGCAGACCTATTCATGGGACCGCGACGCACTGGCGATCGGTCTCGATCAATTCGACCAAGACGCCATGGCGCTTGCTCATTGGTCTAACCCGGAGCCCGTCCTAACCTTGCGAGGCAAATAGCCATGACGGACCATCTGGAACTTTGGCGCTCGGTCGAGAAAACCGACCCCGCGCATGTCAAGGAAATCACCGGCAAGCAATACAAGGGAAACTCCCCGAAGCCTCATTACATCATCATGAAGGCGACGGAGACGTTCGGCCCGTGCGGCATCGGATGGGGCTTCACCATAGAAGAGCGCGTCGAAGATGGCGCCATGATCGTCCCTGGATTTCACGAGCGCATGAGCATCGCTAAGGTGAAGGTCTGGTATAAATGGAACGGCGAGCGCGGCGAGGTCGAGCATATCGGCGGCACGCCATTTTCTGGACAGCGCAGCAACGGCAAGCCGTTCACTGACGAAGACGCCGTGAAGAAATCCGTTACCGACGCGCTGGTGAAGGCGCTCTCAATGCTCGGGTTCGCTGGCGATATTTTCATGGGCCGTTACGACGACTCGAAATACGTCAATGAACTGCGGATCGAAGAGCGCGAGAAAGAGCGCGAGGCGAAGCGCGCCGACGATCCCGCCATCGCCTATGTCTGCAAGGCCAAGAGCGACATTCAATGCTACGCGACGCCCGGAGAATTGAAGGCTTATTGGGAAGCCGAAACCAAGGAGCGCGAGCGGCAGGGCGTCGTCAAAGGGACGAAGGCATACGAAGAACTTTGGGATTTGTTCTGTGCCACGGGCAAGAGACTGGCAAGCAGGAAAGAGGCGGCGTGATGGCTTTCGAGATTCGTGAAAATAGTGGTTCCCTGTTCAAGAACGACAAGAAGGAAAAGCCGTCGCATCCCAATGCGCGAGGGCGAGCCAAGATCGGCGGAGTTGAGTATTTCGTGGATGCGTGGACCAAGGAAGACAAGAACGGGAACAAGTTCCAGTCGCTCGCTTTCAAGCCTGTCGAGGCGAAGCGTGATCAAGCAGAGGATAATCCGTTTTGAGCAAGCCGGCCGCCATTCAAGCCGCGTTCGCGGACTTCAAACTCGTTCGCGGGCGAAAGGTCGCGCAACTCGTCTTCGAAGTTCCGATAGAGCAAGCCGACGCGGCGCTGGCGGCGTTGGGCGGTCTGCCAAGTTCGATTGACGAGCGATGGTGCGGGATAGCGCGCCTTGATCTTTCCAAGGCGAGCGCGCCAGCATCAAACATCGCCATTCCGAAAGAAAAGCGCCGTTTTGCTGAACTGCCGATAGCAACACAAGCCGCGCTGCTATGCGGACGTGAAGCGTTTTGGCGATTCATGCGGGAAGTGATGGACTACCAATCCGCGCGCGACGAAGCTTCCACAGCGAGCGCGCTTCGGACTTGGTGCGGTGTTTCTTCGCGATCTGATTTAGCAAATAATTCTGAGGCGGCGGCTGTGTTCGTTGAATTAAGCCTCCAGTTCGAGGCTTGGCTTGCGGAGCCGATATGAGCAAGCGGAGAGAATTTTCGAAGTCGGACAAAGCCGAGATCATGGCGCGCTGCCGCGTCCCGACCGGATGGGCCTGCGAGGAATGCGGCTTGATCGTCCAGAGTGGGGAAGTGGATCATACAATCGCGGAAGCTCTGGTCATCGACAAGACGAAGAAACTGACGGCGAAGGACGGAAAATTCCTATGCCGCCCCTGCCATCAAGGCCCGGAAGGCAAGACGCCAAAGGACAAGGGAATTATCGCCAAGGCGAAGCGGGTTGAATCGAAGTATCTCGGAACCGAGCGCGAGAAGCCGAAGATAAAATCCGCGCCGCTCCAGTCCGGCAAGCGCGAGCCGGCGATAGTGAAGCGCCCGGCTAATGAAACCGGTCTGACGCGATTGCAGCGATGGGCTCTAGGAGAAGCGCAATGACCACCCGCCACCCCCGCGCGCATCAGGGAGATCGCGAGAGATGAGCCGCCGAGCCGCGAGATGCACCCAAGCCGACATCGCCCGCGCCCTTCGAGCGGCGAAGCAGGAAAATTCGCCCGTCGCCGTCGAGATCACGCCGGATGGGACGATCAGGCTTGTCCCGGTCCAGCCCGCGCCGGCGCATCACAAGGCCAAGGGCACGCCTATTGAGCCAGAACGGATAATCAGGCTGTAATGAACGCCATGCCTCGCCGTCGCCCCCCGAACCTCCATAAAGAGACCACGCGCCACGGCCTGACGGTCTGGTATGTCCGCAAGGGCAGGGGGCCGCGCATCCGCATACGGGCGGCGTTCGGGACGAAGGAATTTTCCCAGCAATACGAGGCCGCGATGCGCGGGGAGATCGCCCCAAGGCGCGCGGCAGACAGAGCCGGCGCCCTCGCGTGGCTGATAGCGCGTTATCGCGAGTCCCGCGCTTGGACGAAGTTGGCGCCGGCGACGCGCGACCAGCGCGAGAATATCTTGGTTCACGTCGAAAGGGGCGCCGGGCATGAGTCGTTCGCCGCGATTGGGCGGAAGTCCATCACGAAGGGCATGGACGACCGACAAGCGACGCCGCACCAAGCCAACAATTTCCTGAAAACGATGCGCGGCCTTTTTAGATGGGCCGTCAAGGAAGAATATCTGGTGGCGGATCCAACGGAAGGCGTCCCGCTTCTTACTGTCAAATCGGACGGTTTTCATACTTGGTCTGACGCGGAAATCGACAAATTCGAGGCGCGTTGGGAGATCGGGACGCGGGAACGGCTAGCGATGACCATTCTGCTTTACACCGGCTTGAGGCGTGGCGATGCGTCACAGCTAGGCCCGCAGCATGTCCGCGATGGCGTGATCCATCTGAAAACCGAGAAAACCGGATCCGAGGTCTCAATACCGATCTTGCCGGAATTGCAAACGATCATCGACGCGACGCCGCATAGCCCTCGCGCCTTTATCGCAACCCCTAGGGGAGGGCCGATGGTCAAGGAGGCGTTTGGGGGGTGGTTCAAGCTGGCCTGCATCGCCGCTGGCGTTCCGGGCACGGCTCACGGCCTCCGCAAGGCCGGCGCCACGCGCGCGGCGGAGAACGGCGCGACCGTGGCCGAGCTGGAGGCCATTTTCGGTTGGCACGGCGGCGGCATGGCGGCGCTCTACACCCGCAAGGCGAATCGGAAGAAATTGGCCGGCGGCGCGATCGGGAAGCTGTCGAAAAAGTGA